AAAGCAAAGTGGGTGTCACGATTAATGATAGAAAAGAACAATTACAATGATTTATATAAAAAGAAAGACGAGGTTGTAAAGAGGGTTGTTGAGGAAATAAGGGTGGAGTCTGGCGTAAGACTTACCGCACCAACCCTGGAGAGGGCTGCTGAAAAGCACCCAGATGTTATTAAAATAAATGAAGATATAGCGATACATAAAAATGTAATTGATTTTCTTGAAAGAGTAGAAAAAACAATGCAAAGCATTGGGTTTGATATTAAGAACTTAATAGAGCTTATTAAGATGGAGACTTCTTAATGGTATATTTTGATATAGATAAAAACGGAAAGTACGGTACCCTAACCGGTGATCATTTTAATGATGTAAGAGAACACTTTTCTGTAAAGAACGAAGGCGCGAGATTTGCTCGTTTGCGCGGAAGGTTTATACCATCTCGCACCTATGCGATTACACCTGGAGGGCGATTGGACCCGTGCATGTTTTTTGAGATATCTAAATTTCTACTTCAAAATAATTATTGTCCTAAGGACAGTATTAGAGCCTCAGCAGAATTCCTAAACTACATTTTACCTGGGCCAACAGCATATCAACATAATGTACATTTTACGAATCAACCGTATGATAATCTTAATTTAAAATTGAGAGATTATCAAAAAGCCATTGTTACCAAATGTCTTGATGCTGGCAGAGGCACAGTGGTGCTAGCAACAGCTGGTGGCAAGACTCTAATTATGGCTTCTCTTCTGTCTAATTTTTTTCATATGAAAAATAATTTTAAATGTTTGTTAATTGTACCGGATCTGGGGTTGGTTGAGCAAACCTATAATGATTTTAGTAACTACGGGGTACCGTTTATCAGTCGCAAGTGGACAGGTAGCCACCCAATTGAAACTGATAAAACAAACGCGTTTAATGTGATAATAGCCAATCTGGGTATTCTTCAATCAGAAAATTCTGATTTATCCTGGCTAGAAAATATAGATTTACTAGTTGTGGATGAAGTGCATAAAGTACGCAGAGGCAACAAGGTAAACAACATCCTTAAGAATATTAAAACTAATGTTAGATTTGGATTCACTGGTACTTTACCAGAAGATAAATTAGATCAATGGAATATTATCGGTAAGATAGGGCCTATTATCTATGAAAAAAATAGTTTTCAGCTACGCAATGAAAATTATATTTCTAATGTCACAGCAAATATTCTAGAACTACATTATAATTCACAACCACCTGTGCTAGAAGACCTAGTTAATCCTGCAGAAAAATATCGTACAGAATTAGAATTTTTATTTGAAAATTCTTTCAGGAACCGAACGATTGCATCGTTATGTAATAACGCCCCTAACAATGTATTAATATTAATTGATTATATTAAACATGGAGAGGCGCTACATGATTGTCTTACAAAGAGTTGCAATAGAAAACAAGTATTTTTTATTAGGGGAGAAGTAGAGATACAGGACAGAGAAAAAGTAAAAGAATTAATGGAAAAAGATAACAATATTGTATGTGTGGCCATAAGTAAAATATTCAGCACAGGTATTAATATTAAAAATGTACATTTCATTATTTTTGCGGGTGGAGGTAAAGCCAAGGTGAGAATAATACAAAGTATAGGCAGAGGGCTCAGGTTACATGAAAATAAGAGCAAACTTTACATTATAGATATAGCAGACCAATTTACATACGGTAAAAGGCATCAACTTAAAAGACAATCTCTCTATGATCAAGAACGCATACCATATCAAACTAAAAAGGTTATAGAACAAAATTTATGAAGAAAAAACAAAAAAAGAACACTATTAAGAAATCTAAGAGATCAGTATATTCTGATATTCCAGAGATATTAGATATTAGTACCGCGGTGGCTGTACTGACTGGTGAGAGCGTCATCAAAGGTAAGAAGCTCAAACCATCTGAAAAACCTCATTACGTTAATAGTAAGCAGTTTGAAGATGAAATCCGTCAATACTATAAAACCGATAAAATTACCGATTATCTTGCTGAAGCCATAAGGCGTATTGCCTACGGACTATCTTTTGCCCCTAATTTTATTAACTATAGTTATAGGGATGAGATGATAGGAGATGCTGTAGTAAAAATGTACCAGGCACTGAAATATAAAAAGTTTAAACTAGACCATGGTTTTAGCCCGTTTAGCTATTTTACCACGATAGCATTTCACGCCTTTATTAGCCGTATTAAGAAGGAAAAGAAACACCATCAATTAATAACAGATTATAGAGAAAAGCATTATAGTGAGCTAATAAACCAAAACGAAGATGAGTCAGGCGTACGTGTTTATACTCAGGACGTTACTGGAATATTAGATAATAGTATCTATAATGAGAGTAATGCCTAACTCTAAAAAAGTTGCCGTAATATCTGATTTGCATTTAGGGGTTCATGTCAATAGTCCTACTTGGCATGAGATATCCTACAACTGGGCTAAGTGGATTATTTCTGAATTAGAAGCAAAAAATATAACAGATATAATTTTTTGCGGCGATTTTTTTCATAGTAGAAGCGAGATAACTGTGAACACTCTTCATCAAGCAAGTGTAATATTGAATTTGTTTAGCGGTTTTCATCTATACATGCTTGCTGGTAATCACGATTCTTTTTATAAAAATAATTGTAGCGTTAACAGTATTAGGATTTTTAGCGGCAGACCTAATATTACAGTGCTTGATTCTCCTACAACCATGCAGTTCTGCGGAACAGAGTGCTTTTTTGCTCCTTGGGGAACCGAGATTAAAGATATTCCTCAATCAGATATAATATTTGGACACTTTGAAATTGAAAGCTTTAAGATGAATGCTCATAAAACTTGCGACCATGGCTTTAAAACAGATGATTTAATTGCCAAGGCCCCGCTTATTATTTCTGGGCATTTTCATCTAAGAGAGGAAAGGAAATATAAAAAAGGCACTATTCTTTATGTAGGATCGCCGTTCCAGTTAGATTTTGGTGATGAAGGATCAACCAAGGGCTATTATATTTTAGATATGTCTAATTCATCATACACATTTTACGAAAACAATATTTCACCTAAACACGTGAAAATATCTTTGACAGATTTAATCAAAATGAAGAATTTCAAGACTGAAGGTAAGCAGCTTATTAATAATAATATTATTAAATTAGAAATAGATAAAACTATATCTAATACTGATTTAGACAGACTATCTACAAAAATAAGTACCTACACACCTCTTAGCTATGTGGTAGATAATACTGCTAATTTTGATAAGTTCGGTGCAGGCAATCAAGAAGAAGTTGACTTGAGTGGTGTAGATATTACCCGAGCCATAACAGATTTTGTTGAGATGCTCGACATACAAAATAAAAAAGATGTAGTTGAATACACAATATCACTATACAACCAGTGTAAATGAAGAAGATTATTTTTAAAAAATTATCCATTAAAAACTTCTTAAGTGTCGGGCACACGCCTGTAATTATTAATTTTAAGCCAGGGCTTCATGGCATTACAGGCATTAACAGAGATCAGATAGACAGACGCAACGGAGTGGGTAAAAGCACTATACCTGACGCACTTCATTTTGCTTTGTTTGGCACTACTTTGCGTGAATTAAAAAAAGAATTTGTTATTAATAACATCACAGGAAAGACATGTGAAGTTTCATTAAGTTTTAGTATACAAAGTAACAATGAAATTAATAATTACGAAATAGTAAGAACACTCGAACCAAGTCGCTGTACCTTATACCAAAATGATCATGATATAACTAGAGATAGTATTGCTAATACTACTGAGTATGTGATGCAAATACTTCAATGCACCCCTGAAATATTTCAGAACTGCGTTATTATGACTGTTAATAACACTGTGCCATTTATGGCAAAAAAGAAAGCAGAGAAGCGAAAATTTATTGAAGGTATATTTAATTTAGAAATTTTTAGTAAAATGCTCTCTCAACTTAGGGAAGAACAGTCTACTGTTAAAAAAGAATTTGATATTGAATCTACCAGGTCTGATGAAGTTTCTAACAGTATTAATACCACGCAGCAGCAACAGAAGACCTTGCATCTTGAATATGAAAATAGAAAAAAAACTCTTGAAAAAAGACAAAAGGATAACACAGTAGAGTTGAGCCAACTAGAGGATCAAATCAGTGGTTATAAAGAAATTAATACTGAAGAAATATCTAAAAACCTCGTATTGTTAAATGAAAAATTAGCCGAGTGTGATACAAAGATACAAGAGCTAGGTAAGCAAGTGGCAACTCTGGAAACTAAAAATGAAATAGTCTTTACAACTGTATCGAAGATTGGAACAGACAAGGATGTATGCCCTACATGCTTGAAACCTATAGACAAAACGCATATTAACCATATTAAACAAAAGAAAGATGAATTTAAGATGGAGATAAAGAGCAGGGAAGAAGAAATAAAAACCTTTGAGGCAAAAATATTTGAGCTTACTGGCCTGAAGACAAAAATACAAGATGCAATTAAAAAAGGTCAAAATAATATTAATCAAAGCACTTTAGCAGTTCAGCAGTTAAAACATAATAGAGATAGAATAGAACAGCTCAAGCAATACAATAAACAAGTAGATCAGGACTTACAGCATTTAACCGATACCAGCACAAGTCTTAACAAACTTCTTGATGATGCAAAAACTAAGCATGCAGATATCCTAAAAAAGATTGAAGGCTTAGAAAAGGCATTAAACCTGCTAGACACAGTCAAATTTGTTGTAAGTGAAGAAGGGGTAAAGAGTTTTATTGTAAAGAGAATTTTAACATTGTTTAACAGCAAGCTTTCATACTATCTTAAAAAACTTAATTCCAATGCTGTAATAACTTTCAACGAATATTTTGAAGAACAAATTATTAACGATAAAGGTAAAATAACCACATATTTTAATTTTAGTGGGGCGGAAAGAAAAGTAATAGACTTGGCTATTATGTTCAGTTTTATTGATATGTTAAGTCTGCAAGGAAATATATTCTATAGCATACAGTTCTATGATGAGCTTCTGGATACGAGCTTGGACGAAACCGGTGTAGAGTTGGTTTTAAATTTACTCAATGAATTAGTTTCAAAAAATATGTTTGGCATTTATGTGATATCTCATAGAAAAGAATGTGCTAAATTTGTGAACGGAGATCTTATTACACTAGAGAAAAATAACGGAATTACCACTCTCTCTTGCGCAGGTATACGTTGAAATTCATATAAAATAGTCTATATATATAGAAATGTTTACCACCGGTATATACACCAATCCTCTTCTTCAACAAATCAACAGGCAATCACTTGCAGCACAAGAGCAACCTGCTCCTGTGCTAAAGCCAGACAATACACCGCCGCCTGATACAAATCTTCCTCGTGCCGTGCAGTATTATGCCGATTACTCTGGCTGTGGTTTCTGGAGAATGCTTTGGCCAGAACATCTTTTAAATGCATACAATAAAATGACTGTGCATGGTAGCACGGTCATGGTACTTGATCCCCGCTGGTATGTGAATGTCAGAGCAGTGCGCGTACAAAGACAAGCAACGTCCTCCCAACTACAGTTTATCAAATTCCTTAAAGAGGTATCTGCTCAGATGTTAAAACAAACTGGCAATGGATTTAGAATAATATATGAAATTGACGATGTGGTGTTTAGCGAAGATATTCCTGATTATAATAAATTTAAAACAGCTTTTGTAGATCCGGAGATTAGGAAAAATGCTCAAGAAATTATATCTCTATGTGACGAGGTAACTGTTACTTGTCAGTTTATGAAAGATTATTATGCTGAGAAGACAGGGCATAAGAATATTACAATAATACCTAACTATCCTCCAAAATTTTGGCTAGGAAGATTTTATGATGAAAAAAAGATAAGCTCGAATTATGACGCTTACAAACACAAACCGCGAATTCTATATTCAGGGTCTGGTGCTCATTTTGATGTCGAGAACCGTGTAAATCAAAATGATGATTTTGCGCATGTCGTACGGGCCATCTATGAAACATACAATGAGTTTCAGTGGGTATTTTTAGGTGCATTTCCTTTGCCAATCAGACCTTTGATTGATAAAGGCCTAGTTGAATTTCACCCATGGGTAAATCTCTACAATTATGGTGAGGCAATACAAAATTTGAGAATTAACATGATGGTTGCCCCTTTGCAGAATAATAATTTTAACAAAAGTAAATCTGATTTAAAATGGATAGAAGCAAATTGCTTTGGGCTGCCTATTGCATGCCAAGATCTTTGCACATACAAAGATGCAGAGTTTAGGTTTAATACTGGTGAGGAAATGGTAGGGATTATAAGAGAGGTTCTAAGTAAAAAAGGTAAATACATGAACATTTGCGCTAAAGCACGTAAGCAAGCTGATACCAGATGGTTAGAAGATGGGTCCAATTTAGACTGTTACTATGAATTGTTTAATCACCCATATGGTAGCCCTGAACGTAAAAAGCTTAATGCTATTAACGGTATTTAAATTTTAGCAATTGTTTTAAAAATGTATGCCAGGCACGGGTAGGTAAAGAACGTTATTAGCGGCATGTACCAGGTACAGCTGAATAATAAAGTAAGTATTATACCTACAAATAATGAAAGCCAAAAGCTAAGACATATCCAACATGCAGTTAACTTACCAATAATTTTATTCTTCAGAAATAAAATATCATCAAACTCACCGGGCAACAATATATCTTTTCTAAAAAAAAGCTTCGCCAAAGTTATTTTTAATGGGCTAGCAAACCATAATAATAGCGTGCTACAGACAGCCAGGCAACCAACTATATATTCTGTCATACCTGCTTCAAATGCGACTGTAGCATTGCCATATATCGGTGTCTAAGTTGTTTTTCTATACATGTGCCGCACCCACCTCTCATTTTTAAATCATTCAAATCTCTTATAAATTGGGCTCTGTGCTGGTCACAATCAGTTATTTCTGGCGGGCACGGTTTGTTAAAGTCAAAAAATTGCATTATCTTATCCATGTATTATATTATATGGCTTAAGGTATTTATTCCATTATAATTTGTATATGATTGGCTATAGAAACGTTGCATACGATCCTAGACAGGAGCTAATAAGACTTTTTACCTGGGATCACGCCGGCAATAGAATTGCCATTGATTCAACTTATCATCCATATATCTTCTTAGAAAGCAATAACTCTAAGGATGCTATCAGTATATTCAATACACACTTAAAGAAAAAAAGCTTTAAAAATCAATTCGAAAAGTCCAAGTACTTGAGAGAAACAGGTACGACAAGAGTTTTTGAAAATCTATCCCCAGCCCAACAGTTTTTATTGGATAATTTCTGGGAGACCAACGAAACACCAGAGTTTGCTCAATTTCCTCTTAAGATTTTCTTTTTAGATATAGAGACATATTCTGTAGATGATTTTCCTAATATAGAGACTGCAAACCACCCTATCAATATTATTACTATTTACGACACTCTAACTAAAAGGTTTATCACATGGGGGGTTAAGCCGTTTAAAAAAATTACAACAGATCAAGTTTTTATACACTGCAAAACAGAAAAAGAATTGTTAGAAAAATTTATTTCTCACATGGAGAAAGACTATCCTGATGTTATACTGGGGTGGAATTCCATTCTATTTGATTTGCCATATGTTATTAATCGTACAAGAGTTTTGTTTGATGATGAGACGGTTGCTAGACTAAGTCCAGTGGGCCGTGTTTATAGTAGAACACTCAAAGGACAGTTCGGCAAGGAGCAAATACGTTGGTATATAGACGGTATATCATGTCTTGACTACCTAGACATTTACAAAAGATTTTGCCTTACACTACGCGAAAACTATAAGTTAAACAGTATTGCAAAAATAGAATTAAATGAACAAAAGGTTGATTACGGTGAGACAAACCTAAGTAGTTTGGCTGATACCGACTGGGAGACGTTTGTGGATTATAATGTTCAAGACGTTAGGTTGCTTGTTAAACTAGAAGAAAAGCTTCAATACTTTGAGTTATTGAGGATGCTCAGCTATACAGGACTTACTACTATGGAAGCTGCAATGGGCAGCATGAGCGTTATTATTGGTGCATGTGCAATTAGAGCTAGGTACAAGCATAGAAGAATTCCTACGTTTGTACGGGCTGAGGACGATGGAAAACAAAACGAAGGCGCCTATGTTAGTGAACCAAAAAGAGGGTTTCAGAAAAATGTTGTAAGTTTTGATGCAAACAGTCTATACCCCTCTGTTATGGTCACCCTTAATCTTTCTCCAGAAACAAAAATGGGCGTAATTGAAAGTCAAAATGACAAAGAAGTAGTAATACGAGATGTTAATGGAAAGACAGTGGCAGTACCGATCTCAAAATTTGCCCAGCTAGTCAAACAAGAAAAATTAAGCTTAAGCAAGGCTAAGGTTTTGTTTTCTCAAAAAAACAAGGGCATTATCCCAGAGATGGTAGATCAAAACTATAAGCTCAGAGTTCAAGTAAGAAAGGATCTTAAAAAGGCTAAAAAGCACCTATCTAGTTTGCCAAAGACTGATCCAGACTATTCTAAATTAAAAGATGAAATAAGCAGACTCAATATCAAACAACATACAATTAAAATTTTCATTAATTCAGTATACGGCGCTTTAGGTAATAAAGTTTTTCCTCTAGGCGATGATGATCTTGCTAGAAGTATTACTTTAACAGGTCAGGCAGTTATTAAGCAAGGCAACTCCATATTAACAAAATATATTCAAGACAAGGCAGGGCTATCAGCAGAAGATATAGATAGAGATAACCCAATTATTTACAATGATACTGATTCAGTTTACATAACATTGCATTCTTTATGCGAGAAGAGTGGTTTAAAATTTTTCGATGATAAAGGTAAAATCGCCCCTGAATTTTATGATGAGGTTCAAAATATTGAAACGCATTTAAATACCGAAATTAAGAAATGGTGTGAATCTGCTTTGAACAGTTATGATAGTAGAATTAATTTTAAACGCGAGGTAATTTGTGATGTAGGTGTATTTTTGCAGAAAAAGCGTTATGTTATTCATGTTTTAGACGAAGAAGGTATTCACGCAAATAAATTTAAATACACAGGTGTAGAAATTGCTAGAACTACAATGCCTGCTCCATTGAAACCTCACGCAAAGAAAATTGTCGAAACCATGCTTTTAACTCAAGATCAGCAAAAAACCAGCGAGATTGTTGCACAAACATACGAACTATTTAAAACGTTGCCTGTAGGAGACATATCCTTTGTAACTGGTCTAAAAGGGTACGAAAAATATGCTAGTAGATGTGACGGGTTTAAAACTGTTAAATCTATGCCATTACACGTTAAAGCCGCCTATATGCACAATATGTTGTTAAAAACTTTTAACATAGATAAAAAATATGAAAAAATAGGCAGTGGCGATAAGATAAGATTTTTCTACGTCAAACAACCAAATAGGTTTGGCATTAGCGCAATAGCGTACAAATACTACTATCCAGAAGAATTTGCAAAAGTTTTTGAACCTGATCATGATTTAATGTTTGACAAAATTATGTATAGTGCAGTCGAACGGTTTTATGAAGCAGTTGACTGGGCTCCGCAGAAGCCTGGTGAAGCTGTTCAATGTGATCTTTTCTCCTTATTAAGTGCTTGATTTTTTATTCGCATCATATATTATTATGTTATGAGTAACATTACAGTATTTGTAAATCACGTCGGTCAAACCATTTTAACAGAGGTTCTTTCGGAAGATAAGAATACATTAAAAGCTAAAAACCCTGCGGTTTTATTTGTGCAGCCTAACCAGGCCAACCAATTGCAGGTTCAGCTTATTCCTGTCTTCTTTAGAGAATTTGTTAAGCAAGATAAGCGCAAGGACGGTGTAGTCTTTACTTATAATAAGGATTCTATCGTGACTTCGGAAATCGAGCTTGATGAGAAGATTGTTGAGCAATATGAGAGAATATTCTCTAATGCCCCTGCTCCTGCCTCTACTGCTAGCAACAAGGCGGAGAAGTCACCTGTTATTAAGTTGTTTGACGACTAATAATGAAGCAAGACGAGCTCCTATCTAAAGCGTTCAAATCGCTTGATGCATTAAACCCAGAGGCTACCTTTCTCTCAGAGAACGCTCTGTGTAACGTCGACACTTGGTACGACACTGGCTGTTATGCACTTAACGCCATTGTATCAGGTAAACTTAAAGACGGTGGCGTGCCTAAGGGCCGTATTGTTATATTTGCGGGACCATCACAGACAGGCAAGACACTTCTTGTCAATAAGATTCTCGGACTAGCGCAAAAGAAAGGTATAGTACCAGTTATCTTTGACACGGAGTTTGCAATTGACAAGACTACAACAGCAGGTGTTGGGCTGGACCCTGATAAGACCAAATATGTGCCAGTGTATACAATCGAGAATGCACGCAATCAAATCAGTACATTTCTTGATAGTATTGTAGAGAACAATCTACAAGGAAAATTTATTATAAGCTTGGATAGCTTAGGTAACCTTGCTGGTAGTAAAGAAGTTAATGATGTGGAGAAGGATAAAAGCGCCGCTGATATGGGTACTCGTGCTAAAGGATTAAAGAGCATGTTGCGCTTGCTGACTTACAAAGCTGGCAGAGCCGGGGTTACTATTTTAATGACAAATCATACGTATAGTGATCCTGCATCACTATACCCCTCCTTAGTACAAAATCAAAGTGGTGGCAGCGGACCGCTATATATGGCTAGCGTTATTGTTCAGCTTGCTAAAAAGAACGAAAAGCAAGAGAGTGAAGACGAGGCCATTTTGCCAGAAGCAAAGAATTATAACGGTGTTACCTTAAGAGCATTAACGGTAAAAAATCGATTTGTGCCGCCCTTTTTAGAAGCAAGTATAAATTTAAATTATTTAACTGGTCTCGATAAGTATAGTGGCTTGCTCGAGATGGCTGTTAACCATGGTCTAATTATTCAGACAGGTTCTACTTACACCAAACCAGACGGTACAAAGCTAGGATATGCCAAGAACTTTACTAAAGACTCAAAGTTCTATGAGGAGCTTATTCCTTTACTAGATAAAAAGCTTGAAGCCGCGTACAAATATGGTAATGTATCTGGCGAAACTGTAAGTGAAAAAGCCTAAAATAGTAGTTCCATTCTCTGGTGGGATGGATAGTACAGTTATCCTACACCGCGCAATTAATGAGGTAGGCGCCGATAGTGTACATTGCTTAACTTACGACTATAATCAAAGACATAAAAACGAGATATCTGCAGCCATGTGGTATGCACAACACATGAAAGTTGGTGAACTACTGGTAATAGACGTTTCTTTTATTAGGGATTTAGCCCCTGTAAGTAGCTTAACTAATGATGAAATTCCTACTCCTGATGTCAGACAAGTAGCAGGTGAAGCACAGCCTAAATCATATGTACCTAACCGGAATATGATTTTTTTAAGTATTGCCGCATCTTATGCAGAATCTATAGGTGCAAACAAAGTTTACCACGGTGCTACAAAAGTAGATAGTTTGGCTGGGTATTGGGATGCTAGTCCAGAATTTTTACCCAGCATTAACGATGTGTTGGCGTTGAACCGAGAAACTAGAATAACAGTAGAAGCACCGTTAATCGAAATGGATAAAACAGATATTGTTAAAGAAGGTATAAAACTCGGCGTTTTGTTTAGTAAGACATATACTTGTTATTCTGGGGAAGAAAAAGCAGATGCAAACTCTGTGAGTAGTGCGTTAAGAATTAAAGGGTTTGCTAACGCTGGTTACATAGACCCTCAACCATATAAACAGGATTTATCTGACGTATGGAAAAAATATAAGTGTAGAAAAATTGAATACGATCAGTATAATGATTAAATGTGCGGTATATTTGGTGCAAAAGAGTTTGATCGCTATTTAAAATTTTACGACTTAAATAGAAAGAGAGGAAATTTTTCTACAGCATGTTGTGCTGTAACTGTTCAAGGAGACTTAATTATTCACAGATGGAGCGGATCTCCTGCATTAAAAGATGTTGAGAAAGAGATGAAGAATAGTTTTAAAATGGTTGAAGCTGAGACTAATATGCCCTGTACGCTAAAATATTTTCTCGGGCATACCCAAGCCCCAACATCAGCCAAGAGAAAATATTCTAAGGACACTGCCCATCCTTTTGTTTATGATAATTGGATTATAGCACACAATGGGGTGCTTACTAATTTTAAAGACGTAAAAGAACATTTTGATCCTAAATGGAAAAACCCTGTTGATTCAAGCATTATCCCGTACGTAGTTAAGTCTGCTGAAGAAATTTTAGTAGGTAAAACGGATAATATTGAAGTTGATAGCATGTCACATGCTTTATCTTTATTAAAAGGTACATTTGGTTTATGGTTTTTTGAATCCAACACAAAAAATATCTATATAGCAAGATGTGGATCGACAGTCTTTGCAAACGTACTTACAAATGAATTTAGTAGTATTGAATTTGAAAATTGTGAGCCAATTACTGAAGGTCATATCTATCAGTTAACAGCGGAAGGCATAACCACCGTTGGATTGTTTGATTTTGATAGTCCGTTTTTTACTTAATCGTTAAAGCTGAAGCCGCCAGGATCAAATCCTCTACCGCGGCCTACCATTCCTAGCTCACGTGCAACAGAGCTTACATCATCACCTTCCGGGAAGTCCTCAATAGTTTCTACCTCACCGGTTCCTTCTCCTTCTTTAGTCTCAATTTCTTTTTTCTTTGGTACCATTACACCAGCAGCAACTAATTGATCCAACAAATCAAACGATCTAATTTTTAATTGGTCTGCTTTATCTCTGCCAGGGGCTTCATTGTACTCGCTTATAGCAGTTTTTACAGCACTTAAAACTTCATGCTCAGGAATATCTTCATCAGGTAAAGCTAGTACTATAGCTTTAATTTTTTTGTCAGCAACTTTTGCAGCTTTATCAATTTCATATACTGTTTCTGTTTTAACGGTCTTGGGCTCTGTGGCTTTAGCTTGTTTTTGAGCTTTAACCTTTTCGGCATCCATCTTCAATCCGCCAGAAATCTTTTTGGCATTTAATAGATATATTAAAATGTAATTTACTGTAAACCCTGCCATTGACGTGGGTATGTTGAACTTGTCCTTAAAAATGGGCGTTAATTCATTTATAAATGTTTTAGGGTCTCCTGGAAAAAAGTAAACTTCTTTACCATCAACAACTTTTCGTTCTTTGGTGTAATCTAAAATTGTTTGTGCCATTTCTTTTGCGATTTCTGTTTCAGGCTTCCCTGTGGCTGCTGCTATTTTAGAAATAGCTCCCGCACCATACCCTTTGCCTTGACCTGGCAATGTTTTTGATGTAACAGGAGACACGTCAATATCTCCGCCCATTTCTACAGGTGCTTCTGTAATATGTTGATACGCTTCAAATATTAACTTGTTATCGCGGTCCATATCTTGATTATTTATAGAAGTGTAGTATAATTTTAATGTGAGTCCTATAGGTATTTTTTCGTTAAGTCCTTTAAAATCAGATTGTTTGTTAGAGAGAAGTCTTAAAGATGAGACCAACGTAGATCTAAACATTGTATACAACAATAAGAGTATCGGTCTTAGCGAATATTATAATAAAATTATCAATAATGAAGACAATAATTACAAGTATACTATACTGTGTCACCACGATATTTCTTTGAGGTATGCAAATCTTATTAATTGCCTAGAGGACGGTTTGAAACAATATGATGTAATAGGGGTAGCAGGCGGTATAAATCCTGCTGTAAAAGAAAAAAATTTATGGCACTGGATGATGGACCGTGCTGACTATAGAGGTATTGCCGCTCACAAATACAACGAAGGTAGAATGTTTATATCTGCTTTTGGTTGTTTTCCGGACCGGGTGGCAGTTTTGGATGGCGTGTTTCTTGCGTTTGAAACAGAAAAAATTCGCAACAGTGACGCTAGGTTTGACGAGAAATTTAAATGGCATCACTATGATATCGACTTCAGTCTTACATGTAATGTTAATAAATTAAAGTTAGGAGTATGGCCAGTTTTTGTATACCATGAAAGCCCTGGATTAAAAGATATAAATGATATAGAATGGAATAAGAGCAATGAATACTTTAGACAAAAATGGAATAGTTAAAAAGCAATTAGATTTAGATTTCTATGAGACAGTTGTAATATACAACTGCCTCGTGGATTCAGTTTACCTTGCGTCAATTATAGATTTTCTCGAGCCACGTTTTTTTAAGAACAAAGATATTAAAAATATTATTACTATTATAATAAAATTTTTTAAAGAACGAGGCACAGTACCTACTCATACAGAGCTAAAGGCCTATCTCATAGATGACGACTTAAAGACCAGCTTCAAAACAGTAGTTAGCATGTTTACTGATATTGATAAGAAATTTGATAAAGTCGAACTGGCAGATAATACTGAACTTTTTTTGAGGGAAAAAGCTGTTTATAATACACTGCTTGATGCTGCTGAAAAATTGGATAGTAAAAATCTAAACACCACCGACTTACTGGTGAAAATGGAAAAAGCTGTTGGTATAAATTTAACTCAGGATCTTGGATTAGAATTATTTAGCGAGGTAGATCTGTTTATTAAAGATTTGCACAGTGAAGAGCCGCATATTAAGACTGGCTGGAAGTGGCTTGACAATAAGTTAGGTGGTGGTCTTTTAGAAAATGGTAGATCCCTCTATGTATTTGCTGGCGAAACAAACGTAGGTAAAAGTATTTTTTTGGGAAACGTAGCTTCAAATATTGCTCTTCAAGGCAAAACCGTTTTATTGATTTCTCTAGAAATGAGTGAAATGATGTATGCACGTAGATTGTCTTCTTCTATAACTAGCGTACCTCTTAGCCATCTCAAAGAAGAATCAGAAACAGTGCGCCAACTTATTAAGCAATTTGCCCAAGGCAATAAATCCAAAATCATTATTAAAGAATTTCCACCTTCGACATTAACAGCCCTCCAGCTTAAAGCATATGTAAAAAAACTTATACAAAAAGGCATAAAACCTGATTTGATTGTTCTAGATTATTTAAATCTTTTAGCTAGTCCCATAGGCAATAACAGTTATGAGAGAGTGTTGTATAGTGCACAGCAAGTGAGAGCGTTGAGTTATGAATTAAATTGTCCTATTGTGTCTGCTACTCAGTTAAATAGAAGCGGCTACAATATAGACAACCCAGGTCTTGAAACTATTTCTGAGAGTATCGGTCTAGCTACTACCGCTGACGCTATTATTTCTATATGGCAAAAAGATGAAGACAAAGAGCTAGGTATGATTAATATTGGTATGACTAAAAATAGGTTTGGGCCTAATTTTGGCAGTATAGCGCTTAAAATAGATTACCACACTCTGCAAATTACAGAAGACGAGACTGTTAATGAGAGTGACGAATCCAAGGAGTTTTCTAAAACGTTGACAGCATTGAGTGACAGTTAATTACACCGGGATTTTGATTGTGTCATTAATAAATTTTAGTAAAGCGTTGCTATTGTATGAACTTTCACAATATTTACAGAGAAGAAACAGATCATCTTTTTAGATCGTTTTGTAGTTTTGTATGCATAGTCCTCAATAAAAAATATAATTTGGCTAATATTCTTCTACTCTATCTTCAGAACAAAAATGTAAAGAATTTGTTTAAATGTGTTCTTGATGTTGATAACGATGTAGCAGCAGTTAAAATTTTTCTTGAATTCGACCCTTCACTATGTAAGAGCAAATACATAATGAAGTATCTAAACGGTCGAAAAATAAAATGACGGCAAGTTTAACCTTTACTTACGGAACAGAACGCGAAGACATCTACAAATTTAAGAGTAAAGATGTTGCTGATAGAGCTTTAAGAAATGCTTTAGATTTTAACCTGTACATGTTTCATAATTCTGAAACATCTTATATTAAAAAGGCAAAAGAGTACTTGAAGGGGTTTAATTTAACTTTAGCGGAAGGTTGTGGCACCTATCCTGCAGTTTTAGAGCAAGCATTAATTTTTCTGAAAGATAAAGGCGTAACCAAGCTAGTATTTTTGCAAGACGACGTATTTACGAATGCAGAAACTTGTAATGAAAAAATTATGCTCAATCTAGCCGACTTTATTAAAAAGACTGATATGCCTTATGTGAATCTAGAGATTACATGTGAAGATGCTTCGCGTAAGATTCTTGAAGACAGAGGAGACTTTAAAATATACGACACAGACACAGCCTATCACAAACAAATACGTTGGTCTTTTGATGATAGCCCCTATTATGCTAAGATGGACTTTGTTATGAATACTATCTATGACAATATATATTACGGTTATCCAGATATATGGTCTGCAGAATGGCATTTAAGACGTAAGTTCGATGCCTGCAATGTGCCCCGTTATGTTACAGACAGATGTTTTTTTCGTAGAGCCAATTTTGTTGGTAGACATAACCACAACAGGGAAAACGAATTAAAATATTTGAGAGAACATTTTTCATGATTTCGGAAAAATTTATCTATAATACTTTTTTACGCATATCTAGATCACAGAGCGGGCTGCCGTTTAGATTAAGAAAGCAGTGGCATGGCTTTGAAGATACAGAATATTATCCATTAGTATTACGCCTCAAGAACTTCTTTAGTCGCAATCAAAGCGTGGATATGAATGAGTTTTTCGCCGCACCTTATACAGTATACCCCGGTGAGAGTGGGTTTGATTTAGCGTTTTATTCTTCACCAAAAGCTATTAAGGTATATACTATGTCGTTAAAGAAAAAAATGCTTTTACCACCTGACGATATGTATCATCTAGAGCACATATCTAGAGGGCTAAAATATATACAGCAATTTTGCTATACAAAGAAAATTCCTATAGAACAATACCTAAAGTATAAAGAGGGTGTACAGAGTGGTTTTGTTGTGCATTTAAAAAATAGAAAAATAAGCATTTATAATCTCTTTGCGTTTGCAGATTTTGACAAGTATTTAAAAGAAAATGACCCAGATTTGCTGAGATTCACTTTGGGCGAACTTTACGATCAAATACCAGTATTCAGAACAAAATATCTTGGCAGTATTAAGGCCAAAGTATTAGCTGCATACGGGTTAGACAAAATAAAAAATATTTTAAAAAGTAGTTGATTTACTTAAAAATCCCATTAGTATTATATCTATGAGTACCATTACGACGTCGATGTTTGATAGCATAAAATCAGCCCTCTCCAAGGGGCCAGCGCAATCCCGAAACAAAGATATTCTCAAGGCAGAAGTAGGTAACACCTATACTGTTAGATTAATTCCTAATCTGGCGAATCCTTCCAAGACATTCTTTCACTACTATACATTTGGTTGGACGAGTTTTAGTACAGGTCAGTATGTTTCTGCAGTTAGCCCTTCCACCTTTGGTGCTAGGGACCCTATTGCAGAGTTTAGATATAAGGTATTGAAAACAGGTACAGAAGAGGAAAAGGCAAAAGCCCGCGCAATATTGCGCAGTGAAAAATGGCTTGTTAACGCATACATTGTAAATGATCCTACCAATGAAGAAAACAACGGTAAGATTATGGTGGTTCGTTATGGTAAGCAGCTCCATAAAATCATTATGGATGCAATTGAAGGCGATGAAGCTGAGGACCTCGGCCCTCGTATTTTTGACCTTACTGACAAGGGCTGCAGCCTAAAGATCAAAGTTGAGCAGCAAGGTGATTACCCAACATATGTAAGCAGCAAGTTCGCATCGCCAAAGGCAATAGAAGGGCTTGACAAAGCTAAAATTGATGATATCCATAAGAATATTATTGATCTAGAGTCAGTATTTACAGTTAAGAGCTATGACGAACTTAAGACTCTTCTCGATGAACACTATTTTTGTAATTCTGGTGAAAGCTCTGTAGCTGAAAAACCTGCAAAACAAGTTGTAAAAACTGTTGAACCGACTGAAGATGTTCTGGAGGATGACACCGTGAAGCAGCTCCTTAAAGGATTGGATAGCTAATGGACGGTGATTTTTTCCGTCAAGTAGATCCAAGGTCTAGAGAGGCCCAGGAAGCACTGCGTGCCTTGCTTGGTACAACACTAGCGCAGCTAAATGAAATTGACAAGAATGTCGTTGGCAGCACTACAAATATCCGTGCTGTAAAGACAGATCTGAAGAATGTTCTTCAAAATATACAAACAGTGCAGCCGTCAGCACCGGAACCAGCACCTGCTCAGATACCAGCTCCTGCTCCAATCCCTGAGGCCAGATTTATTCAGCATGTAGCAAACCCTGCTATTAATGAAGATAAAATTGATAAGATAATCGGTTTGCTAGAAGAAATAAAGAGCCTTCTCAAGAAGAGCTAATTGCTTTTTAGCAACACCATTCTATAATGTTGTTGTGAAGATAACGATACCAGATAAAAAAATATTTTTAAACAGTTTTCTATCACCAATCAATAAAATTAGCGATAGCTGTATAATTACAGTTTCAGATAATGGACTATCATGCATTGCTCATACTGCGGACGCGGCTATTATACTACATACAAATTACAAGCTTGATCTAGATATTGATAAGCCGTTTAATCTTAATGTAGCTGATGTTAAGAAAATTTATAAAGCGTTTGATTGTATTGGTAGTGATAGTTTTGTTTTTGAAGTAGATAATAACAGTTTAAATTATTCTGGAACAGAAATAAAGTTTAAATATCATTTGCTAGAAGACGGTATTATTACCAAACCTAAAATTAATATAGAAAAAATTAATAGCTTGGACTTTCCAATAACATTTACTATTCAGTATAAATCTCTGGTTGAACTCTTAAGAGGCAGCACATTTACCACTGAGAGTAACAAACTGTATATCTATTCTGATAAAGGAAAGGTGTTTGGTGATTTAACTGACAAAGCAAGACATAATGTCGACAGCATGTCAATTCCATTGTGTGATTACCAAGGGCAAGAATTACCCCCTATATGCTTGAACTTTGAACTAATTAGAATAATTAGCGGTGTGAGGGTGAAGCAGTTAGAGTGCCGTATTAATCCGAAAATTGGAATTATTGTATTCCAAATAGCGGATAATGTTGTCAATACTCAATATATAGCTTCTTCTTTAGTACGATGAATCCAAAAAATAAAATCAAGACACCTGGCTATTTTATAAAGAGACTCAAGGATAATGGGTTTATTGTTCTCAAGGTTTTTCAAAACTATGGATCGCATGACCCTAGACGTTGGACGGTATTAGTTGACCCGGGCGTTGCTTCAATTTTTATTACTTGCTTTACTAACAAGAGTTTTAATGGCGAGATTATGTTTGAACTTAACGATGGTGGTATTTTGTTCAACAGAAACTATAGTATTAAAACAGATAGTATTGAAGTGATAATAGATTATCTAATACAAAGAGGTGTTAATAACAACCCACGAGTAAGCCCTTACTACACAGATAGGCCTAAATATAATAGTGAAGCGGCCAAACAATGATGGTATGAATGCACCTGAGGATAGTAAACTTCAAAAGCTTGTCAAAATGGACAAAAAGCAAATAGAAGGCTTGCTAAAATCTGCAATGCAGGATTATCTTGTAGCACAATCCAATGTAAAAGCTGAGAAAGCCAAAAATATTAATGCTTTAGGAACTATTGTTTCTGAATATTTAAAAGCATTTATTGTCATAGGCTATTCAGTGAACGGTGAGCCTGTTAACTTTGTGCATGCTACCAATCAGATGGACGCTGATGCCCTATCAGCAGCAGTTAATAAGTTTATACTTCATTCTATTAATTCTGCCGAGGGTAAATGAAAAAGACTATTTTAATTTTAGGTCGAGGATTTGTAGGTAAGGGACTGGAAGAATTTTTAAAAGGCAGAGGCGTACCAGTTGAAGCATATTCTCGAGCGGCTCTGGATTATACAAGCCCTCATATATTTCAAAAATTTTTGATGGATAATCCTGATAAATATGAGACTGTAATTAATTGCTCTGGGTATACAGGTATTCCCAATGTTGATGGGTGTGAGTCAAACAAACAAGAATGTTGGTTTTGGAATGTAATAGTACCAAGAAACATAGTGCTGTCGGCTAACGGCGTGGGCATTCCAGTGGCTCAAATTAATAGCGGCTGCATTTATACAGGAGCAGACAAAGAGTTTACTGAAGACGATGAGCCAAACTTTGGACTGTATAACAATAGTAGTAGCTTTTATTCCAAGTGTAAGCATGCTTGTGAAACAATATTAACTAACTGCTATGCCCATAGTTTGAGAATAAGAATGCCGTTTGATGGTACAACAAACAGAAAAAATTATCTTAACAAAATATACAAGTACAATGATTTAATTAGCTTTAATAATAGTTTAACTAGCATGGAAGACTTTAATAATTTTATGTTAAAATTTATCTTTTTTCAGAAGACAATACCACCTGGCCCTTTAAATGTGGTCAATACAGGGAGTGCCGATGCAAAAACTATTACTGATATAATGAAAAAATATAACGTTAATAACCCCAATTGGAATTTTGTTGAAAATATTAACACCGCCGCTCAAAGAAGTAATTGCGTGTTGAATGTAGATAGAATTCGTTCATATGGCATGGAGCTGCCTTCTGTTTATGAATCCCTTGAAAGGGATATATCAAAATTTGCTACTAGCATTTAATAATATATCTCGCCCAACCGAGCGAGGTATGTATGCAGTAAATAGAGGGGATTTTGCCGGCGAATTTTTTGTTTTCATAAAAGTTAATGACAATTACAATTATGAGTTTCTTAGTCTGCCTAAAATGTTACTACGAACTGTACCAATCAGTGCTTTTCAAAACGGCGTTAAACATAAAATTATATCTTTTATTGAAAAACTACCCAAACAGGTTTTTAGTGTGTGTATAGCACAATATTATAAGTGTAAAAAGCAACCGTTGATTAGTGGTGCTAGATAATAAATATAGTATGGACCTAGTAAGACCAGTCAAAATAACCAGCCCGATTAGTGGTCAGCCAGTTGCACCCAGAATAATAGAACGTATTGTTGGTAACAAGCTCTATAAAGAAGCACATTGGATTGATCCATCCAGTGGTACCTTTATTCGCAAAGGTGTAGTTAGCATTGAAGATATTGCACCTTCGACAGAAGAAAAGCAAGGTTGATTAACTGTATTCTTTCTTTATACTATACGTATGCTTCTTAACGAAGATTATGTTGTATCTAAGTTTTATCAACACGCAGGTTTTCCTAGATACAATAGATTATCCAAATCATACAACGGATGTTGCCCAACATGTCGAGAAGGTAATTCATGGGGTAAGAAGCGAAGACTGTATTATATACCAAGAAAAAACTTAATATTTTGTCATAATTGTGGTCTCAGTGTCCGACCAGTTAAGTGGGTACAATTGGTGAGCAACATGACTTACATTGAAGTAATGAAGGAAAATGGTAATTTTGCTAGGGTTGAAATAGATCTTGAACCAGAGGATACAACAGAATCTAATACTACCGTTGAAATATTGCCTAGAGATTCTATTAATCTTTTCGATAAGCAGCAAATTAGTTTTTATAAAGATAATTTCTATGTCAATAAAGCTCTGGAGGTAATTAAGAATAGAAGGCTTGATACCGCAGACAATAAACCCAAAACTTTTTGGATAAGTTTGACTGACCCGGTTCATAAAAATAGATTAGTTATACCTTTTTATGATACAGATGATAATATAGTGCATTATCAATCCCGTACATTAGTTGAAAGAAAAGGTAAGACATTTCCTAAATATCTTTCAAAACAAAACAGTGAAAAAACATTGTTTGGAATCAACAATATAGACAATCAAACTAAGTATATTTTCATAACTGAAGGACCGTTAGATGCATGTTTTCTTAAAAATGGGCTAGCAGTAGCAGGTATTAATGAGAGCAAGGGCACGGCTTTTACCAAAAAGCAACAAGATCAAATTGCTAAGTTTCCTCTGCACGAGGTGATATGGGTATTGGATAATCAACGCATTGACACCGCAAGTAAAAAGAAAACCTCCATGTTAGCTAAATCCGGTTACAAAGTGTTCTTATGGCCAGACGAGCTAAAAAAATTTAAAGACCTTAACGAGGTTTGTATTGCTGCACACACAAATGTGATACCAGAAAAGTTTATATTAAAACATACCTATTCAGGTATTAAGGCTAATTTAATACTTTCGAAATATTAACCGTTATCGTTAGAAATTAAGTAACCCTTTAATGACTCGTTTAATGAACTTAGTTCCATAGCTACCCGTGCAATTCTTTTCTTTTCGCTAGAAGCAATTTTTTCAAACAACGAATCGCATCCGGCTCCAGCCAGTTGGGATTGTACGCTGTTGCTTTCAACACCATTAAGAAAATTGACAAACTCTGCAATTTTACCTATCCATCCATTAAGAGCTTTCTTTTGTGCAGCGGTGTGCGCACCTTTTGCCGCCTCCACATCAGGTGGAGGGGTCTGTGCATCAAGAGCAGCAGGGTCTGTGCCTGGGTCTAATTGGGCTTGCATAGCGGCGGCATCATCTGCAGGGGCTTCTTGTTCGTCAGCCTCTAATATAGATGTAAAGTAGTTTTTAAATAAGTCGCTCATAAAGATATTTATACCTATATATTTATTAATTCGAGATATTAAATATATAGATGAAGAAAAAGCCTATGGTAATAAGCGAAGATTCGACAATGCTTTATAATAAATGGGTTACAGGTATTGCTAAAAGAGATTTACAGCCTGAAGTCATAACAGTAAATGATATTATTAATAGATTTCGTAATAGAAACGATGCATCCCCTATACTGCCATACCCATTAGACAGAATGCTTGATTTCCTTGGTGATATGTTTGTTAAGTGTGCAGATTTTAGACGCACCCTGGCCAAAAGTGTCAGCAATCCTTTAATAGGGCAATCCAGGGCCAAAATACAAGCAGTTAGATCATTAAATGAAAAAATTCAAAAATTGCAAGAACAACTTTTCAGTTGTACGGAAGAACTAAACAAATTAGTTGAAAAATAACTAGTTATATATTAAAATCATATATATGTTTAAAAGGATAGCTAGGAGCTTGGCCTTGACATTATCTGTAGCCGGCGTGTGTGCTTGGCCATTGACTTACCTAGGCGTAGGTTTTATAAGCTCTTTTTTCTTTTTTATTGCAGCGCAATTTGTAGGTTTTTATTTTTATAGCGAATTTATTAAAAGAAAGCTTCTTAGAGAAGAACGTGAATTTATTCTTGCACAAGAAGCAGAATTATCCAAACAAGGGGCAGAAGTGATATGCCCGTGTGATAGAAATGTAAAATGTTTTGTACCTATTATATTGAACGAATACAACACTTATAATTGTCCTGGATGTAAAAAGGACATACATGTAATGGTAAATTACAAGACAGCGCTTGTCACAACTCCTGTTGTTGAAGATCCTGAGGCAGTTATTAAGCAGTCTTTGAAAGGGTAACATGGAATACAGCGAAATTCAAGCTAGTCAAATTATGCCTGTCTCGGCCTTAAATGTTCCGTTAGTATCAGTAGAACAAGCAAAAAAAGCTGTAGAGACTTTCTTCTTCTCTCAAGGCCCGCTTGCTTATAAAATATATAAAAATGCCTATACACAATGCTTAAGATTCAGCTCTCTTGAAACTTTTGTCGATGATTTTTTTGATGTATTGGAAGTATCATTAAAAATGCAGCTTAAAGAGTCTAATCTTGAAGGCTCTGTTGCGGTAAAGGAAGCATTTGAAATTCTTAGAAACACTTTTAAACTACTAGCCAAATCCAATGTGAAGTTCGACCCTACTGTTTTCTTTGGCACAGTGTTGGCTTTTATTCTAACCCGGTTAAAATAGTTCTTGACATGATTTAAAAAATCATGTATTATTTTAAAATGAATACTAATTTTATAACAGTGCATAGTAAAACAAAAGAACATAAGCTTTCAAAGATCGAATATGCTCGCTGGCTTTGTTTGATTGAAGCCATCGATCTTATTGAGCGAAAAGCACAAGATCTTAAGTCTGATATGATATCTGATGACTTTTGGATTAAGCCACTAGCTTTTCAAAAGTACATTGACCAGAGGTTAGAGACCATGATATTAGACGTAGATAGAGAAGAATTTAATATTAGCATTGATGCTTCTATAACTAATAATAAACATCTGTTTAAGCCTGTAATTGAAGAGGTTGCAACAGCACCTGAGGAAGATGAGCCTGTAGAAATTGAACCTTCTTTTGAAGAAATAGCAGCTTAATAATAGCCACCGTATATTTCTGTATTATTAACAGACATGTCAAAGACTTGAGTTTGACTGGCTGTATTTGCATCACCAGGGTATGAAGACGGTCTCATACTGTATGTTGTATCATTTGGTATAACAGTTTCAATTGTACCGTAACGTGTATCATCATGCACTTGGCTGCTACCTCTCTCAGGTGTAATGTTTGGCTCAAAAGAAAAATCAAATCGCTTGGCTTGCAGTCGCCACACATAATGACCCATTAAAGGGTTCATTTCTGAATTATCTTGATCTATTCTTTCTGTAACTTCAAACAATCTCCCGTTGCGTTCTCCTGGTCTATCGCTGCCATATTCTGTTAATTGAAAAACATCACCTGATTTTGGCTCAGCATCAGGTGGGTAGACAGCATAGAAGGAGCTTATATGCATGTAAGCAGTACATTGTTCATCACTTTGATATCCAAACTTACTAAGAATTAAAGCGTTTTCGGCAAGTTTAACTAACATAATAACAGGCCGCGGGTCATCAAATCTGGCGGTTGTATGCTCCCCATAAACATTGTCAGCGGATAAGGTGTTATAAGAATTTCTGTAGTACAATGCTTTTTGCCCAAACATATCAATTTGCTCTCGCCAGTAATTACTAAACATTAATCGTTCAGCTGCGTTGTTTTCTTTATCACTAAATCTTAGAGCACTAGCTGTGTATTGCTGTTGTGGGTAAAGTTTTATACAGTTTGAACCTGTATATTTGTCCATCGTGTTCATTTTTCTAATATATACCCATTTAGTTGTGGATCAAATTTTAAAATAATACCTGTATTACCTAGACTTTTGGGTGTAGACGGGTCCATTCTTACCAAATGAAACATACTAATAACTTTTTGAAGTTCTGTAGGGGTAAGAGACTTACGACCTGTTGCGGATGTTTTTAAATCTTCTAATGCTTGAATAGATCTAGGATCGCCCTTGTGCATATCAGGAACTGTCTGAGTATGTTTTCTAAACCCAGGGTCTTTAATAATCTTTCTATGACGCTCAGTTGGTTGACTTGGATCTTTAAATCCAATATTGGGCGTTAGTAGGCCCGAATTCCACGTGGACATTTCTTTTAAAGAAAGTAGTTCCTCTTCTAGTAATTTACTAAAAATAGAAGAAAATAGTGTCACACTATTATTTATAAAAAAAAAGCCGCCCAAAGGCGGCTTTTAAAAATTATGATATTAAATTTTTATTTAAAAAAGTCACCGACTTTGTAGCCACCAGCATTGACCTTATTGTTCTTACCTGTCAAGGAAAGGCCTTTGCTATCAGCGAGAGCTGTTGGCGTTGGCTCTACCTTTGTGCTGGGAGCGGCAGAAGAAGCCTTAGACTTGCTAACATGGCTAAGCTTGCCTGGCACCTTATTGTTCTTACCAGTCAAGGAATGGCCTTTGCTGTCGGATAATTCTTTAGGAGCAGGCTCAGAAACAATAGCTTCTTTGGCTACTTCTTGATTATCTTCATCTTTTTCTTCTTCTTTATCCTCATCCTTCTTGGCTTTGTGCTGCTCGTCTTCATCATAATCTTTGTGCTGCTCGTCTTCATCTTTGAGCTCACCGCCAAGATCTTCACCTTCACCACCAACGTCTTCGCCTTCACCTTCACCGCCGAGAACACCCACTAGAACGTCGTGTAATTTTTGAGCAAGATCACGAGACAATGTAATGGTTACTTCATCAGATTCACCTCCAACATCAGCAGCAGCATCACCTGCTTCACCCTCTGGACCAGCTTGGATACCAAGATCCAATGCATCATCCTTCATTACATCTTCATATAGTTTATCAAATATTGACTTGCTCATATTATTATTTATATTCTGCTGCTCATTTTTTTCAAGAGCTGTAGAAAATTTTTGCGGCTCATAGTGATTTTCCTTTTTAGAATTTTTAGGTTCAATTACATTCTTGTTAAATCCTTCAGCGGCCTCAGGGCCTGAGTTCTTGTGAAAAAAAGCTTTCTTGTCAGATCCCTTGGCAATAATTTTTTTGACATTTACTTTTTTGTCTGTTGCCTTAGGAAATGTGTCTAGCTTTTTAACTACTTTCTCTTCAACTACTTCTGCTTGCGGGGCTTGAGCATTCTCTACTCTATTTTTTTGCATAGTCTCGTAAACTAGCCCTATATCGCTTATACTTTTTACTCTTGTCATATAGGTATTTATCTTTACGTATTAAAATTTTCTATAAATAATACAAATATATGCCTGACAAAGAAAAATATTATCTGGGGAATCAAAATTTACCAACTGTTGATACCAAGCATGAATATACCCCTGAGATGATTAATGAATTAAAGAAATGTAAAAAAAACCTCTTACATTTTGCTGAAAATCATTTCACCATTATTAACTTGGACCGTGGTAAAGAAAAAATAAAATTATTTTCTTGTCAAAAGAGAGTGTTGAGAAGCCTGAGGGATGAACGCTTTGTGATATTACTTTCAAGCCGCCAGAGCGGGAAAACAACAATGATGACGATATATTGCTTGTGGAATGCTTGTTTTAGTGAAGATCAGAGAATATTAATTGTAGCAAACAAAGAACAAACTGCAAAAAATATTTTTAAAAGAGTTAGACTTGCTTATGAACAATTGCCCAATTATTTAAAACCGGGGGTAGTAGAGTATGGTCAAACAAGCATGACCCTTACTAACGGAAGTAGCATAGGCATAAGCACAACCAGCAGTGACGCAGGAAGAGGTGAATCAGTCAACGTAACAATTCTTGATGAGTTAGCATTTATTGACAATCATATTGTGGAAAAATTCTGGGAATCTGTATACCCTATTATTTCAAGTTCAAAAAAATCTAAAATTTTTATCGCAAGCACACCTAACGGTACAGATAATCTTTTTTACAGACTATATCAAGGAGCACTGCAAAAGTATAATAACTGGAGAGCAGAACGAATTGATTGGTGGGAAATACCTGGTAGAGACGAAAAATGGAAACAAGATACAATTAATACTCTTGGAAGTACAGATATATTTGCTCAGGAATTTGGAAATGAATTCATTCAAGGTGGTGAAAGTACCATTGATGAGCAATTAGCTAGTAAGCTAGAAAAGGGTATTCGAGAACCTGAGTATGTTTTTGATGAGGGCAAATACAAGGTATTTGAAGATCCAAAAGAAGGTAGAATCTATACTGTAGGGGTTGATATAAGCGAGGGTGTAGGGGAAGCTGCCAGTGTTATTCAGATTTTAGATATAACTGATCTCACCAATATTGAACAGGTTGCAGTATATCATACAAGAAATACAATACCATTTCAATTTACCTCTAAGCTACTAGAAATTTTAAATCAGTGGGGTAGACCACCAGTTTGTATAGAGAGAAATAGCATAGGCGCTCAAGTAGTAGAGCAGCTCAAGTTTACTCACAACTATGAAAATGTAGTATCGTGGGGCGCTAAAGCAGGTGACAAAACAGAATTTAAAAGAGTTGGAATTTTATCTCACACCAATACAAAGTACAGAGGTATAATGAACATGAGGTACTGGATGAATGAATTAAAGGCAGTAACTTTGAGAGATAATTACACATTTCATGAGTTTAAAAATTTTATAAGATATCCCAACAATACATGGGGTGCACGCCCAGGCATAGACAGCTGGGATGATAGAGTCATGGCTTTGGTGTGGGCATTATTAATTTTAGAAAATGAAATCTGTGTAAGGTATTATGACATAGTAAAACTAGATGAGTGTGAGCGACCTCTCATAATAAAGCCTTTGGATTATGGTTTGAGAGGTGTTGTTAACCCGCTAGGGCTTTATGCCAATGAAAAGGTGGGGGAAGCCCCTACTGCGTTGCCCACTATTTTTGAAACCGATGAGCCTGTAGATGATATTTCTGATCTAAAATCGCAAGGTTGGAAATTTCCTTTTGAATAAATAACATATGTCAACACCAGTTAATAAACAGCCAATTTTTCAAAGCCCTTTTAATAAACAGCGTAAAGACAAATTTATTTGTGTTTTGACTATACCCAATATTTTAAAGGATCAAGTAAGAGATATTCAGAGACGCAACACATCAGTAAACTTTGAAGCATTACAGTTTAGTATATTTGGTGCAATTGCACCGCCTATAGAAATTCCCCCTGTCATGGTACCTTACAGCGGGCAAACTATGAAAGTAACATCCTATGTTAGACCTTCTTACCCACATTTGAAGATAGACTTCACTGTAGATAATCAGTTTAATAACTACTGGGTAATATTTAAATGGTTAGAAATTTTTAATAATATTACAGACAGTACATTCGACCCTAATAAACCCGTGGCAGATTCGTTTGCAGATCAGTATATGACCAACATAAGTGTGTTTGGTTTAGACGAATACAACAACCGAACAGTGCGATTTGACTATATTAGAGCATTTCCTATATCACTAGAGGGCATAAATTATAATGATAGAGATGCTGGTGAGATGGAATGTAGTTTTCAATTTGCATATCATCAACTAAAGATGACTCTATTATAAAAAAGAAATTTTTTTGCTAAAAGTTGGTCGGGACGGATATAAATATAAACGATATGAGTTACAAAATCCCTGCTGGAGGTTCCAAATAAAATGGCAAGAACTATTCAAAGTCCCGGAGTTGAGATTAGAGAGGTTGATCTTACCCTTAGACCTGTTGTAAATCAAGGTACATGTGTATTTGTTGCTGGGTTTTCAAATCAAGGCCCTGTAGATGAAATTTTAGAACCTACAAGCATTAGTGATTTCGAACAAATATATGGTACGCCAACAAATGCTGCGGAAAGATATTTTTATCACACAGTTAAAGCAGCACTACAGTCCCCAGTTCAGCTAAAAGTAACACGTTTACCATATGGTGAAGCCAAGGGTGAAGGGTTTGATGCATGGAGATATAGTGCGCTCGTGTATCCTGTTATTGGTGTATCAACTGATACTAATAAGCTGAGCTCTTCTTTTGCTTATTCACTTTCTGGCTCTCATTCTTATTTCTTTGGAAGCCCAACACATTTGGAATTAGATTTGGAACAATATCAAGAATTACTAAACAATAATATTGAATGGAGTAACAACCCCACTTTAACTGGGTCTTCAATTGCCAATAGAACATTCTCTTACAGCATATTAGGTGATGCTGGTATTATTGTTCTTAACAGAGCACAAACCACAGTTAATAATAAGTTTGAAGGTTATTATATTGGTCTAACAGACAACAACAACAATAACCCTGCAACAAATTTTGATGGTGTGCTCGGTGTTAACGCTATTGGTAGTACCGCTACTTCAATTGTAAATTACATTGACGTACCAAGAACAAGACTAAACTTCACACTTAGCGCAAGCAAGTTTGGTGACGGCGCTAGCGTCAGTGAAGTAATGGAAAACGTTAGCAACTATGATTTAGGAAACGCTACATACAATGATACCCTTTCCTTAGGAGTATTCAAGCTGCGTCAGAGTGTATTCTCTCCTGATGTAATCGCTCTTGACTACAGTGTTGTTGAAACGTATGCTGGTTCCCTTGACTATCATCGTCAGGTTGCCTCTAATCAAGGTGGTCCTGCCATAAGCTTCTTCTTAGGCGGCAATGTTAATAGTACATCTCCTAACTTGCGCATCATGGTAAATCCATTTATCAGCAATCAATATTCTGATACATGGCTTGGTAATGATGGTGTACCTTCCAAGAAAGCAAGAATGCTTTCGAATAATCTTGCAAAACCTTTTAATGTGCCTGGTTTTGTTGATACACATGTTTCCTATGTAACACGTGTAGGTGCAGCTTCTGCGTTTGTTGCAACGCTTGTTAGTCAGATTGGTGAAACTTCACAGCTATACCCGGTTGGCATTTACACCAATACTGTTACGTCTAATAAAAATATTGGCGATCTGCCTAAGAAGCTAGAGAGAGCTTTTGAGTTAGTAGAAAATCCTGATTTATATCCTATTGATATTGCTTGCGAAGCAGGCTTAGGTACTATATTTGTTAATGCTGCGGAAGAAGCAAACGCTCTAAACAAGCCTGTTTCTGCATGCGGTCCATTCGTTGAGTCAACTCCTATCAATACATTGAGCGGGTTCTTTACAACTAATTCTGAGCTACTAGATAGTGATGCATTGAGAATACGCGCGAATTATACTGCAGTAGCAAGTATATTTGTTGATCAAGCGCAAAATCAACGAAAAGATTTCTTAGTAATCTTAGACCCTCTAAGAAACATTTTTGTACAAGGCGAAAATAGCAAGGTTATTAACACTAAGAAGCTATGGAGCCCTAACGCCGGTAATAACCCTGATCCATATGCTCCGGGATATACAAATACTAATTTCAGCCAACACATCTACTGGCCTCTACGGCATCAATTTAGCTTAATTAATACTAGCTATGCTACTGCATATGCCAATTGTGCTCAAGTTCTTGATACTGTTACTAATCGTCAAACATGGGTACCATTCTCAGGATTTGCAGCTGCATCTATGGGCAACACTGATGCAAACTTCCAACCATGGTTTGCACCAGCGGGCTTCTCGCGAGGGGTATTAGTTGGTGTTAACGATCTAGCAATCTATCCCAAACAAAAGCAAAGGGACCAGCTTTACAAGATAAGTCTCAATCCTGTAGCGTTCTTCCCGGTTGAAGGGTTTGTAATCTTCGGGCAAAAAACCTTATTAAAGAAGCCCAGCGCTTTTGATAGAGTTAATGTTCGTAGACTCTTCCTAAAGCTCGAGATAGCCACTAGAAACACTGTTAAATACTTTATATTTGAGCCTAATACATTGTTTACGCGCACCCAAGTCGTGAATGTACTCACACCTATATTCGACAACGCTAAGAATACTGAAGGATTATATGATTATCTGATTATTTGTGATGAGCGTAACAATACACCTGACGTTATAGATAACAATGAAATGAAAGTTGATATCTATATCAAGCCTGTACGTGCAGCAGAGTTTATATTGGTAAGTTTCTATGCTACCCGTACAAGTCAAAATTTCCAAGAATTGGTAGCGTAAAAAACTATGGAGAATAAATAACATACCATGGCCGACGTAAAACAATTAATATCCGACTTTTATAGAGTAGCAGCTGCGCGTGATTTTCAACGCGATATTCAATTTCGCGTACTAAGTATTACACCCGCAGGCACAACAGTAACGTTCGACGAGAACGATCTTGTGTATGCAAAAGCTGCTAAATTACCTGCAAGAGCCATAGAAAATGTTGCCGCAAAATATATGGGATTACAGTTTAATATTCCTGGTATTGTTACCTATCCAAGCAGTGAAAACTACACATTAGAATTTTACAACGACGCCAGAAACAATCTCCGTCAAAAATTTGAAGATTGGTCTCGTGATACATTTAACGATGCAAATAGCACAGGCAATTATTTTACACCCAGTCAGTCGAGCACAATCGACTTAGTTCAATTAGATGCACAGATGAACAGAGTAGCTCAATATCAATTAGTGGGCGTGAGCATTCGTAACGTTGGTGAAATTGAGTATAAGATGGGTGAAGGCCGCGGCGATATTGTAAGCTTCCCGGTGGGTATGGCTTACCATTACTTTACAAGAAAACAGCTCGCCTCATAATAAACTAAACTTATAAATAACTAGATGGCAGGTCTAGCTAATCCTCTGGTTGACGCTTTTCAAGGCCTTACAAGTAATGTTGTAGGCGTTGGACGGGGAACTAACCCGTTAAGTCAACCTCAAATTACTGAGCTACTCGGGTTTAATATACCAGGTGTACCGTTAATAAGTACCCGGGACTATTTTTTACTTCAATTACAAAGCTGGCTTACTTCTATACCGCTACAAACACAATGGATTGCTGTTATTGATAGTTTTCCTTATGCATTAAGAACAGATATTATTCAAGGTCTCGAACGAACAGATGCTGGCAAAAAAGGATTTGATATAAGCCAGGCAAAAACTCTGCTAGCTAGCTACCCTTTTCAAAAAGTTATTGGTTGTGTATTTGCACAGGGAGCTCAAATACCCGGTGAATCTTATGGTGCGGTTGATATGCCTATAGAAAATAACAGAGGGTTCATTCCTGGTATAATTTCAACAGATAGGGCTGGGTATTCTAATACCCCTTTAAGATTAAGTTTTCTTGAAACTAACACTAGTATAGTAGATTTTGTATTTCGACCCTGGGCTATTCTTGCAAGTCATTACGGGTATGTTGCAAGACCTGGTGACCAGCCCGGTAGCAAAGATTTTTTTAATATGAAATCCAACATAACTATTTTGTGTTATACGAGAAGCTATCAAAATGTTAGTCAAATACCCAGAAAGGTATTCACTTATTACAATGTTGTTCCGACATTAGTTACTCCCATTCAATTAGACTACAGCGGTGAACCTAATCAAGCTACATCGTATCAAGTAGATTTTACCTATACTAATTACACTGTACAAAATAGTATGTACTTTCCGTTGGCTAATATTATTCAGACTGTTAGTAATGCGGTTAATGGCAGCTATTCGCCAGTGATTTCACCTTTGCAAAATAGCAACAATTATCCACAGAACGTGGCTGGTTTCTTTTAAAAAAAATAGTAATTAATGTATGAGATTTGCTTTGAGGTGTTGGATACCAAGTTTACAAGATTTTTGTAGTATACAAGAATTGCGCATGGAGCAGCTGTCAGTGCTTTCCAAGTATATTTTAAATGAAGATCATAGCGGCACAAATGACAGTTTCAATGAAATTATTTTAGAAAATTTAGAAAATAAAAACATTTTTTCCAAACTTACAATTTTTGATAAGTGGTTTGTATTAACGTTTCTAAGAGCAGTTAATGTATCTTCCTTAGTGTACATTCAAACTACAACAACATCTCAGGCTCCATGCAATGTGGAGGTAGACCTTTTTGGGTTACTAACTGAGTTTTCTGAATTAAAGCTACCTTATAATTTAACTACTGAGATTGAAGGAATAAAATTTAACTTAGAAATGCCAAAACAGCTGTATTGTGATAATGTAATTAGTACTATGTTAAAGAGTATAGAAATAGAAGGCAAAACAGTAGATGTATCTGCAGAAAATTTTAATAATATCTTCAAGGACATTCCGGTTTATACAAAAGTTTTAAACAATTTTCTGGTAGCTCAAGATCTTCAATTTAAAAATTTTTTTCTGTTAAAAAAAGAAGAAAATATAAAACTACAAAGTGTACCTTTAAAATTATATGATAAAACATTATTCTTTTTCTTAAGGTCGATATATCTACCGTTTTGCAAATCTATCTTTAGTAAAAAATACAAGCTGCTTAAACATATTGGATTGTCCTACAGCGATATAGATAAACTAACATTTTCAGAATGTGAAATCTTTATTAATCAATATGTTGCCGAAGAAAACGATAAGAAAGCCAAACAAAATACAAGCGGTCGTTAATTATATTCCTTTATAAATATAACATATGGCCGATGATAAAACCCCGGAATTTACCAATACCGATTTGAGGACTATTGATGAATTGGCTTTTAGGTTAAGAGCTGCCGATAAATCTGCACAAGCTATTAATACGCAACTTGAAAGATTTATAACTGACAATTATAGGGCATCGCAAGAGACAGATAAAAAGCTATCGGAACAAAATACACTTCTTAAGCAACAACAAAAAACTAATCAAACACCAGCGGCTGAAGAAGCTAAACCTATTCAACCAATTAATGTAAGTAAAGAAGAGGATTTATTTACTGAAGAACCAGCAATCGAGCCTACTGCCAGTATCCCAGAGACCAATACCACAGCTTTACCCGCGCCGCCTCCTGCAACAGTTACTCAGATTGTACAGGAATTGCCTGAAAAATCTGAACCAGCTTTTGAAGTTGACCCTGAGCCTGCAAAAGAAGTTAAAGAGTTAGAATCAAGTATTACAAACGTTGAGAATAATACCTATTCTGTAATGCCTACTACTGTAGAAAAAGTAGAAAAAGTTATTGAAAAAAATAATTTAAGCGAGCCCCAAATTATAGAATCACCCGCGCAGCCGCCTCAAATAATAGAAAAAACCATACCTGTTGTCAACACAGTAAAAGAAATAGAAAAAAGTATTGTAAGTGAGCCTAGTGAATCTCAATCGCAGCCTACTGTGATTGAAAAAACAGTACCAGTAAATAAAGAACCTGTAACCCCCGCAGTTAAACAAGAGGCACCTCAAATCCCAGTTACTTTACCTCCACAGTCTGCGCCTGTAGTTAATGTTAACGTTGAAGAGACACCGACAAGTATGCCCGCGCCTGTTGTACCAGAAGTTAATATTCCGCCTGTTGCAGCGACTCCTCCAGCGCCTGTTCCTGAATCATCTTTTGAACCTGTACAACCGCCTGTTAATATTCCCGAAATTGCAGCACCTCTACCATCCCCGGTGCCTGAGTTCACAGCAACAACCACCCCACCGCCTGCAGAAATACCGTCTGTTATTGCGGAGCCTGAAGCCAAAAAACCTGAAATGGGGTTAAATTTAGCGGATGAAAGCCTGGTAGGTTTAAATAGGGGAATTGAGAAAATAACTGCTATATTAACACAAAATCAATCTAAATTAATCGCATCAATAGATTCCCTTAATAACAGTGTTGGTGAAATATTAAAGATGCTACCCTCGTTGCAGCAGCAATCGAGTGAACCGTCTGCGCGCCCTAGCCAGGGCAAGAATAACAGAATTGATTCATCTAGTATCATATCCAATTACAGACAAAATCTAGGATTAACTACTAAATCATTTACTAGTAACACAGTATTCCCAGGAGGCAACAGCATTACATGAACTTATACACTTTTAAAAATTTCTCTGAACCATTCCCTCAGTTACAGGGTGCGCCTAGAATTATACCAGTAGGACCAGTTGCAGGTCCAGGTGCAAATTATCTTGCTTCAGATAGCCCGGGGTATCAACTGGTCGATGTAATTAATGAGTTTCAATGGACAACAACCCCTAAAAATGGAAGGCAAGAAGTACCAGCATTATTTTTAAAAGAAAAAAGATTAAAAACAAATGCAATGATAGCTCAAGGTATATATTACTCTTTAGCTCTTGGCAATGTAGCTGCAGGGGCATTAGGTGGTTTGTCTAATTTGCCTCCAGGCGTTCAAAATGCTGTTCTAGGCGCTGTAGCAGGTGTAGGTGCATTTAAAGCCGGTCAACTGCTAGGTACAGGTGTTCAAAATGTAGCTGGTGCTTTAGCTTCATTATTTACAAGAAACCCTGGCGCCGCTGCAGCATTACAGTCTGTGGGTAGCGCTGCCAATGGAGTAATTTCCACGGCAGCAGGCATAGCTGGGTTTTCACTAGGCTATAATGTAGAGCCTAATTCTTTAACATCGGGGTTAAACTACTTGGTAAATAATTTAGGTACACTAGGTAAAAATTTACCTCAACAATTTAACATAGATAGTCTTGGTAGCTCAGTTTTGAGCCCATACGAGGGCCTGTACATAACTGAAGATACAAAGTTTTTATATAATTTTCCTTATTTTAGCAACGAACAAAATACCATTAATAATATGTTTGGTGATCAAGATGAGGTCTTTACTAATATAGATCCATTAAATTTAAATGCTTTAGCAGGCGGTATTAGAGGAATGGCCAGTTATATTTCTGGTATGGCAAATTTTGACGCGCCTGGTATTTACATTGAAAAGCCTAAGTTCTTTAATTTTGCCCATGAAGGCGAGACTCTTAGATTCACTTTTCCATTAATTAATACTGGTTGGTCCAATTTTACCGATGTTTCTAGAAACTGGCAGTTATTATTTTTATTAACATACCAGAATAGACCAAATAGACGTAGCCGTGATTTGATTGACCCGGCGGTGATTTACGAAATTACTATTCCAGGCGTACGATATTATCCTTACGCATACATATCAGAGATGAGAATTAGTTTTGCCGGTGCACGTAGAAGAATGAATATTCCGGTTCCTCTTGGGGGTGGCACAACAACAATTAATACTATTGTACCTGATGCTTATGTTGTGGACATAACATTGAGAACACTGGTAACTGAAACTCAAAACTTCTTATACTCTGTATTAAGAGATAGACAAAACTTAATAACCGTAACGGACAATAATGATTTCTTGACCATAGCCGCAAGAGAGATGGCTAGGTCGTACAACCAAGTAAATTTAACAACACAATTAAACAGCTCAGATTCAACTAAGCAATCTGGAGCTCAATTTATAGGCAATCAAGTTGGGAGATTGTTTCAATGAGAAGTTTAAGCGCGGTTGGACCTTTTAGAAAAGATGTGGCTATATTAGGTGAAAACCCTGAAATAAGTTACGAAAACATCTTTAGAGTGTACAGTACAGAAGGTTATGAAGATGGTAACTTTTTGTATTACAATTTGGTTAACAGTGTTTACCTGTCTGATAATTTACAGCCTAACAGCTACTATACAATAACAATTAATAGAATCATGCCATGGACAGCCATCAGCTACAATGAATACAGAACTATAGACTTGTGGTGGTTAATAGCTCTAGCAAACGGCATTAATAATCCTGTGAAATATCCAGCACCAGGAACACAGCTTAAAATAATCAAGCCAGAATTCGTACCATCAATATTAAACGATATACAATTTAAACTATCGTTATGAATGAAGTTGTAAATAATCTGTCGTTTAGTAATCAGTCTGAAAAAGCACATATAGGCGATAATAACTATGATTTTAATGTTCAATTAATTAATAGTGATGGCGACAATGTCGGTATTAAATTTGGAAGCATTGTCGAGATGGGAATTACAGATGATTTAGCATCTTTTTATCAGAATGGTTATATTATTTTTAATAATAATATGGATGCGCTAGAAAGCGCCGAGAGTATTTCTACAGATGTTAGAGGTATGCCTGAAAAGGCTTTCCAACCTTACCGATTTAGAGGCGATGGTAGAGATTTAATATGTATTAATATTAAGCCATCGGTGGATATAGAAGACGGAGATCCTATTAGTAAATCCAGAACTGCTGGATTAGATAATACCTTTACTTTAAACGGTATTTTTTCTGTATACGACACTGAAGATATTTTATCTGATCAAAACAAAGATATAAAATTAAAAAAGCTTTATTTTCATGATCAGTCCTATCAAATATTAAACTCAAAAAATATCTACTTCTCAACAACAAAAATAGCTTCAAAAGATCAATCATCTTCTCAACAAGGTAATCAAAGTAATAAACGACTTATAGGCAACACTGAAAGAAGTATTGATACTGGTACCGCTATTAAAGAACTATTAAAGCTTGCCCTGGAAGACGAACAGCAAAAAATTTCTTTTAATTCAAGTTGGGATAAAGGTAAAAGCAAAATTTTTTACAGTAGCCCTGCAAATAATAGAGCAATTAATGATTTATATTATTTGCTGGACTACCATGTTAGTGATAGCGACCCGAGTAACCCCCCAGCATTATTGAGAAAAGATAGAAATAATGCTTGGAATTTAATACCTGTTACCGCGTTATTTCAAACTTCATATTACAAAGGCAATCAATCTTTAGGAGATTTAGGTGGGCCAAATTTAACTGAAAACTTTATTATTGTTAAGCCTAATGCGGGCGACGGTCCTGTGACGACAGGTCCTCAGCGAAACCCACAATTATCTGTGAATACAAATAATCTGCCGGATTATTCTTATGCAGAAAATTTTGAAACAGCAGGCATGCAAGCAGATGTTAGTAATTTTGGCATTGTAACTCATGCGGTTCATAATTATGATCCAGCAACTGGTGTTTTTTCTGTTGATATGGAAAAAAATAATGTAGAGTCGACTCTAAAAGGGTTTAACAAAAATATAGTTCAAACCCAAAGAGGCATATCTGGTAAATCACCCGCGGGTAATATCACTCTATCACAGGATAGGTCCAGCAATCAATCTATTATACATTCCTTTAATCCAAATCCTGATCAAAACGCTCGTATTAATTCTGGTAGTAATAAAATAATTTTAAATAGCATTTTTAATAACACCACAGTAGCATTTAGGAGTCGCGGCAATACAGCCAGGCAAGCCGGTAAGTTTATTACTCTAAAACGACAAAATTTTCAGAATGATTCTAGTTTTGATAATAAAATTATGGGTACTTACCTGGTCGTAAAAGTTGATCATGTATTTAAAAACGATCAGTACTTTAATTACATGGTATGTACTAAACCTTATAATGCGGAATCAAGCGGTTTATCCAATAAAGCCATATGAATTTTACCACTACTACAGATCCTCAATTAACACGTGTAAATCTTTTTTACAAAAAGGATTTTTACCAAAGCGCTTCTAACTATCTTGGAGCCATTCAAAATTATTCAAACGAATTGGAGACAGGCATAGAATATAATCTTACTAAAGTTTCAAATGACCCAATAACGTCCCAGGCTAAATTTTTTTCTAGTTTAGACAGCAAAATGAAAGGGATGCAACCACAGTTCGCAGCCCAATGGATTAATACCTTTAATACCAGCCTACAAGCCGTGCAAAATGAAGTTAGAATAGAAATAGGAGAAGGAACGTTCTACAAGCCTTTTAGCGATAGTATAGGATCCCTCGCGAGAATAGAAAATTATTTTGATGACAGCATGCAGCTTGTTAGTGATGTTGAAGGGTCACAGATGGCCTCCCCATTAAGATATGGCTCTTCTTTGTCTAATAAACTACACCCCGCAGTTACTTTGCTTCATGGTGAAATGAGTAAAAAAACTAATCTAGTTTTTAGAAAAAACTTAAGTAACATTCAATCTAAAGTATCTTCCAGTACAAAAGCACATGGTGACAATTTAATACCCGATACGCAGCATTTTCAGCGAATGAAGAGTGCCATACCTACTATTAATCAAAAAATACAAAGTACTTTTAAGGAGCTAAATAATATTATTCAATATTATTGCAATTATAATTCTAGATCTGGCACTAATAATGTTCAGTATGTGCCTAACTATAACATTACTGTCGATGTTGAAGGCACGCCAGTAAATCAAGACCTGCTTCAAAATCAAGTCCAAGATGTAGAGAGCAAGCTTACGACCCTGAAAGTGCTAGGTGTGTAACAGTTATAGCTTCGGTTTCAATTACCTTAGCTTCTTCCATTATTTTTTTAAAAATTTCATCTCTACTCATCAAAAATTTTGCTTGATTGTCTGCATCTTTTAGGTTCTTTCTCGATTCTATCTCCATAATTTTTAGGTCTTTTGCGCTTTCTTTTCTAACTTGAGCAATATGAATGTCTTTTATTACTGTCAACGCGCTAGCTACCGCTTTTAATGCTTCAGACAAAGCTTCTACCTCTCTGCTTTCTGGGTTATTCATGACATACTCTTTCACACCTTCTACTATTTCTAATCCTTGTGTAACCAGCTTGCCTGTACTGTTTAATACAAAATCTTCTAATTTTTCTTTTGACAAGTTAAAATCTTGTTTTGCTAGATTTTTATTTTCTTTAGTTGAAATTTGTAGTTGCTCAATAAGATCATTTACGCTAAATTCTTTTTCTGCCATACATTATTTATCTATTGATATTACTAAGCAATGTGTTATATTATGGTATGGAAACGCTACCCTCATTTATGCCACAAATACGATTTGAGAAAACACATCCAGACGCGCAGTTGCCCAAGAAAAATTTTGAGTCTGACTCAGGCTGGGATTTAGTTGCAATAGAGGCTACAGCCATTCCACCTAAAAATAGAGCTGTTGTACCAGTAGGCCTTAAGCTTGCATTTCTAGAACCTGGGTATTGGATTAGTGTTGAGTCTAGATCTGGGCTAAGCTTTAAAAACGGTATTCTTGCACACCCTGGTGTAATAGACCAAAATTACCGAGGCGACCTAGGAGTATTACTATACAATCACAGTGATAAGTTTTACAATGTAGAGAAAGGTGATAGAATTGCCCAGTTGGTAGTACATTACAATATTCACATGCAGGTTGGCTGGGGTAGTGTCCAAGCTACAGACAGAGGCGAAAAGGGGTTTGGAAGCAGCGGTAAATAAAATGGATGTAAATAAAGTTTGGACAGAAAAGTACAGACCTCAAACATTAGAAGATATAGTTGTATCAGATGATACTAGAAAAATCCTCCAATCGTTTGTCAAGGATGAAGAAGTGCCCAATCTACTGTTTTGTGGACATGCTGGAATAGGCAAGACAACCACCTCAAAAGTATTAATAAAACTTCTAGACGCTGAAAATATATATCAAAATTGTTCAGAGGTAGGTATAGATGCTGTTAGAAATGTTATTACAGGGTTTAGTAGAACAAAAAGCTTTAACGGTAAAAAGAAGATTGTATTACTTGACGAGGTGGACGGCATGGCTTCTATCGAAGCACAGAGATCATTAAGAAATGTTTTAGAGGAGTACACATCCCATTGCAGATTTATTTTAACATGTAACTACAAGCATAGAGTTATAACACCGTTGCAAAGTAGATGCCAATCCATAGACATAGACCCAAAGCTACAAGACGTTCTAAAAAGGTGTTACTCTATTCTTAAAATAGAAGGCATAGGAATTGCTGAAGAAGAAAAAACAAAGCTAGTAAGTTTAGTCAGAAAATACTTTCCAGATATTAGAAAATGTATCAATGAAATGCAAAAGTACAGTTGCACAGGATCTTTATTGATTCCTAGTTTGAGTGTAAAAGATGATTTTATAGAAAAAGTAATTCAACATATTGTAAGTAAAAAAGTTCTCCATGCAAGAAAATTAATAATAGAAAATGAAACTACCTTTAATGGTGATTACCCCTTACTAATGAAAGGGCTATTTGATTGTGTTTATAGTGGTAATTATTCTTTAACAGACAGTCAAAAAAAGATGTGGTTGGCTGCTATAGGTGAGTTTTTGTACAGATCAGCATTTGTGCTTGATCAAGAGATTAATTTCTACTGTTTAATGCTTAGTTTATCAGAAATTAACGGCTAGGCAAATACCTGGCTGTGCCTTTTTCTACCGCGGGGCTTTTTTCCCCTACTGCTGGAGAACTTGGAATAGTTACATTAGTATTGTTAAGTTTATTTTCTGTTTCTGTATCTTTGTTGTTCCCTCTGTCTGTAGTGTTTGTTTGACGCTGAGGCGACATCATTTGTTCTTGCTGAGTGGGTAATTCAACTTCTTTAGGTCCTATATTAACATTACCTGTGCGTTTTAAGCTGTCAGGTACTGGTGCTAGGTTGGGATATGTATCATGAGGTTGAATAACATGTGCTGGTACTGTAATAAAATCCTTGTATAGCCCGGGTGCTAACTCCAATGTTAGATCTACTAAGAAGCTACTAGCTTCATTTTGAACATTGCCAGGTTGTGTAGAAGGTCTAACCGGCTTTACAGCACTCACTCTAATATTTAAACCACTGTCGATGAACTGTTTAAGCTTATCAACATAGTTTGGCGCTTGATCTTTGAAAAATTCATCTCTTGTTGCACCATCTACAAATTTTACCAAATCACCTGTTAAAAAGCCACCACGGGTATATCGAGAAATAGCCGACTCGTACAATTTGACGAATTTGTTCATATTAATACTTATGTTCTCACATCTTATTTTAGAACAATTATCTTGTTATAAATAATTTCATGGCTGCTATTGTGTTGAATACTATAAGCTTACCAGCATCTGGTGCTCTATACAAAGACTTGTTATTGGATTTAAAAACTAATTATACTCAAAATACACAGTTACAAAAAAAACGCGAAATTAAAGATTTGCAGGTTTCACAAGATATAGGCGCAATAAAAAATAGTCTTTTTAACTTGTTCACAACTATGCCTGGACAAAAAATTCTTAATCCTATCTTTGGGTTAAATCTGACACAATATTTGTTTGTGCCAATATCTGTTACGCAGGCCAGAATTATAGGTGAATCCATATTCACAGGTGTAAAAAAATTTGAGCCAAGAGTACAAATACGTAACATAAATGTTGAAACTGACTATGATAATAATCAATATAGTATATTCATGACACTTGATGTGCCTAGTTTAAATGTTCAAAACTTAAGCCTGAAGGGAGTACTCAGCGAGTCTGGGTATTATTTTGATTAATTATGGCAAACAACGTTACAAACAATCCGTTTAGTTTGCCGTTAAATGCATATGCGGCGTTTGATGCTGCAAATTTAAAATCACTAATGATACAACGGCTAACTGAAGGCGGTGTTTTTACAGATCAAATTTACGAGGGAAGTAATTTTAACAGCTTACTTGACGTTATTGCGTACAGCTATAATGTCTTGCTGTTCTATTTGAACAAATCTGCTAGTGAGAGTAGTTTTTCTCAAGCTCAAATTTACGAAAATATGAACCGCATAGTAAAAATTCTTAATTACAACCCTGTTGGTTATCAGACAAGTGTTTTGTCTTTTGAAGCCACTGCGCCAGGTACTTTACCAACCGGTGTGTATACCATACCTAGGTATTCATATTTTACAATTAATGGGGTAAACTATTCCTTCGCAAAAGATGCAACGTTTATAAAAACAACCGATAATGAAGAAATATTGACTCAGTTTAATAATTCAACGTTGCTATATCAAGGCTCTTTTGTACCTTATTCCCCGTATGTCGCAAACGGCTCTCCGTTTGAAGAGTTTTCATTAGCTGTAACAGGAGAAAACGGCGGTGTAGAAATTATAGATCATTCAAATGTTCATGTGTATGTATTGGATGAAACAGGAAAATACACCGAATGGAAAAGAACTAATACCTTGTATTTGGAAGAGGCTAATAGCAAAGTCTTTGAGTGTCGTTTGAACGAAAACCAGAGATATTCTTTAAAATTTGGTAATAATGTAAACGGTAAACAACTTCAACCAGGTAATATAGTATCTGTTTTTTATCTTAAAAGTGATAGTGTAGCAGGGGAGATCGGTAGCAATGTTTTAAACGGTAACAAGCTATTTTTATATAATGCACCTACCTTTACCCAAATTTTTAATGATGTAAAAGAGCAATTAACGTATGTAACAGCCTCGCAGGCAGGTACATTAGAATTTATTAATCCCGCGGCTAGTACTTTCTTTTCTGATTTAGAAGACGTCAACAGCATACGATCGAATGCAGCTAATACATTTAAAACACAATTCAGACTTGTTACAACGTCTGATTTTGATACCTATTTAAAAAATAATTATAGCAATTTAATCTTAGATGCTAAAACAGTAAACAACTGGGAATACTTAGCAGAACACGTGAGGTATCTGTACAATCTTGGATTAAAATCACCAAATAGCGATAGTAGAGTATTGTTTAACCAAATTACTTTTGCGGATAGCTGTGATTTTAATAACGTTTACGTATACATTGTACCAAAGTTGCAGCTTTCTCCTAATGGTAATATTCGTAACAATTATGCTAGTACAGGGTTGAAAGACAAGATTATTAATGAACTGCAAAATATTAAACTCACCACCGCTGAAATAGTTATGATGGATCCAGTATATATTGCAACGGGGCTAGGCATAGCCAGTAATGAAGAGATTAACAACCTACTTTTAACACCAGAAATAATAAATGAAACCAAATTAATTATCGGCCGGGCGCCGAATAGCGTTCTATCTGAAAATGAAATTAAAAATTTAGCAGCAAAAGTTATTCAAAATTATTTTAATGTTGAAAATGTCACGCTAGGACAGGTAATTGATTTAGATGAAATATCAGCACAAATTTTGAAAATACCAGGCGCGACTTCTATAGCTACAACGCGCACATCCAATGGTGTTACAATTCAAAGAAGTGGAATTGTACTCCTAATGTTTAATCCAGTTTACAGCGACCCAGGTGAGGATATTCAAATAATTAACCAAACCGTTAAGCTGCCATATTTTAAAATACCCTACCTGTACAACAGTAATAATATAACAAACAATATTGAAGTAATAACACCGGACGCCCAAGGCGCAAGTTTAAGGGAATATTAATCCATGTTACCTCTTAGTGCGGTACTAATAAGATGCACCGTTATTGATGATGATGCTTCAATTAATGTATACAGTAGCTACACATTACCAGGTACACCTTTTTATTTAAAACCCGTTTGGTTTGATACACAGCAACAAATTAACTACAGCCAATTTCAGATAATTTGGGATTTAGGTGATGGTACTGTAATGACTGGTCCAAGCGCACAGTATTACTACAAATACCCAGGCATATACAATGTTACAGCAACATTGTACGATAGAAACGGAATACCACATTTAGTAACGTCCTCGTTAGACTCCACTACTGCTTATCAAGTTCCTGTTTCACTTACAGCCATAAATGTATTGCCAGATTTGATCGTTTTTGAACCTTTTAAACCAACTAAAAACTCTGGCGTATACTTGTTACCTGCGGGTAAAAAGAGCGAGCCACTAAGAATACACAGATACAATAGTTGGCAAAACGACAGATTTTTAAAAGAAAATAACTATACTATAAACTTGTACGCATCAGGTAGTAGTAGTGATTTTCTTTCTGTGGCGGACTACTACAAAGACAAATATGCTCATTTACGCAAATATTTTGGGTTTGTTGATACAGTTGTAAATAAAGACGGGATTGCAGAATCTAAATTAGTTGATTCGACCACTACAAATGCGGTTAGTGTATATGCTAGGCCTTCTAAGCGGGATGGCCGGTGGGATCAAGAGTTAACATTTTACTCCTCTCCTCTGCCTGGTACTTATTTTGCCGGTACAACAGGCACTACGTTAGACAACCATTTTACAAGTTATATTGATCAAACACCTGGCAGAACACAATCTACTGGTTTAATTTTTATTTTTGCTCACCCTGATACTTCTTATTTTAATGATAAAGAAACTATTTTTAACGACTATTACCCATCATTACAATTTCCGGTCTATGGATATCAAAATTATCCTAGATGGAAAGTGCAATATTTGCGATCTATTTTTAATCCAGCAACAGAAATAGAAATAACCAGTAATGGAATTACAGCAGAAGGTACGCAACAAACGCTGGGCTCATTAAGCGGTCAACAACTGCACTCTTTCAACATATACCCTATAAAGTGGACCGATTCTGAGATTTCTTTTTGCTGTACGTTTAAAGATTCTGATTACTTTACTACAAAATGTTACCCCCCTATTTCTGGTTTTATTACTGATGGTACAGACCCAACACAACTCAATACTATAAGCCTAGGTGTTTACCAGCTTAATGATTTAGATCCTTTTACACCAGTATCACCTGTTAGCTCAACATTAGTATCACAAGCCGTTTTTAAGCGCAACCCCTCTGTACCTGTATTCAACAAGCATGGTAGTTACTTTTGTGGTACTGTTTCTGTTCCTGTGGAGTGTAAAGTAGCGGTGTTATGTGCCTCAGCTCTCATAGTTGATGAGCCGCCCATAAGCCTTGGTATACCTTATGGATATGCTGGCCAGCCAGGTATTGGCAGTGTGAAGCGCTTTACCAAACGACCTATATTTAGCAATTGTGAAGGTGAAGAAATAAGCTTTAAGTATAGAGGTGAATATGCCACGTACAATACCCCAGCCAATGCTAATCTAATAATTACATATGCACCACTTGGTACTCATGGAAAAGGACAAGATAGAGTTATAATAGCAGATGCAGACACTGATACTATATTTTTCTATTCATCAAGCGGAAATATTTTAAATAGCATATCTCTGGATAATGTACCTGTATACAGGCAGTTTGAGTCTCCACGTGTTGAAAATTTTAAAGGTACACTGAATAGTGCAAGCCCTTCAAATATTGCTACAGACAGCAAAGGAAATGTGTGGGTGTCTCTTTTTGATGCTGTATCGTGCATAAAGATAGATTACAGCACATTAACTGTTACAGCCTGCGCAGTACCTACCGAAAGAAACGTTGAATACATTAACTCGCCTCTGTATTATTCTTTAAAAACTTTTTTAAGCGGATATACTGGGGAGAACTCCTTACTGCCTACTTGTGTTGACACGGATTTAAATGATAATATTTTTGTAGGGTACAGCCACCCTGTAAGCGGTTTTATTTTTAAATATAGTTCTACAGGAAGAGTCTTAACCGCTATTCCTGTTAATCCGTTGTTGTCCATTCAAGAAATATTAGTAGATAGAACTAATAGCGTATGGGCTGTAGCAAAGACGTTGAACAGTGGGCACGCAACTAACCCGTTTAATGTTCAAGATATGGTATACAAATGGGATAATAATTTGACTTTACAGCCTGGGTTTCCTATAATTGGGTTAAAAAATATTGGAAATATAACTATTGATTTGCAGCAAAATTTATGGCTCAATACAGGATTTTCTGAGTTAACTCGTATAACCCCTGCTGGTGCTACAACTACAATTGAGCTGGGTAGTCAATATAACAGTACAGAATATTATCAACCGATTGGCGGGATTGCATGCGACACTGACGGTTTTGTATGGGTTATACACAATTACAACGCTAGAATGTATTTCTACCCGTCTACAATAGATACAACCCCCGCGACGGTTTCGCTATCTGGTTTATACTATTCTGATTTACCAGAAATATATTTGACTACGCCTGATGGTTCTAGAGCCTTTTACGGGGTGTTTGGTGACTGGACGGGTATACGATGGTTTAACAAGTATGTAGTTAAATCAGACCCACTGCCACGCATTGTACGAGGCAATAGCAATCTATTTCAAATATTGCAAAAATCTCCAGTAATTAATAAAATAAATGAAGATTTTGATCAAACTAGTACTTTGAAAAGCTACATTCTTCAAGAGGGGTTGTTTGATAAAAAAGCATTATTAGATGACTTTGTAGGTCAAATTGTTGGAAACGTTGATAGCTCGCCTGAGACATTAGGAAAAACAGTATATGAAAAAATTGCTAATTTTGTAGGCAATATTTCTGATGTAGATACGTGCAATGTTGATGCATTAAAAAATATTTTTTCCCAAACAGGTTTAGAGATAGCTGATTTTGTCTCTGAATATCCACCTGGTTTGAAGAGAGCTGTAGATCTTTTATCGATCAAACAAAGTAAGCTGTTTGGATCACCTAATATTAATACCTATAGTTTTGAGCCTAGCGGTAGTAAAGACAATAATAATTTAGGAGATGAAATTCCGATTGATATTGGTAAATTTACAGTAGGTGAACCTATTGTTATCTATGAGCTTTTCAGTGAAAAATATGAAATTGTATATAATACCGTAGTACCAGAAACAAACGGGGTACCTGTTATTGCGGGTCAACCTTACCCTTTGAGTGGCATTAATTATGACTGGGGATGGGGGTTAGTAACCGGTACAAATAGTCAGACAGGTATGGACATAGCACCTTACTATAAGTTTTATAAATTTAAACAAGGACATTCAAAAAACATGGTCGGGGGCATAATAGACTTTAAAAACCCGTTGACAACCATTACGCCAACGGAGAGCAGCTATAGTGACTGGATAGGTTTTGCAGGTGGTATGGAAACTGTTCTATCTCGCGCTATGTATAATGGGTTAAAATTATGATGCTAGAATCCTATTCTTTTCAAAACAGCATCTTGGCCGATAAGCTTGATGCTCTAGATGTTTATTCACCAGTAACATTTTTGACTTGGCTTAGTCAAAAACAATTTTCCTCTGTTAATGTTGAAGAGCTATTTAAACAGTACAGAACATATATTATTGAGTGGGGTAGAAAAAAGAAAGTTTCTAAGCAGCAATCTGCAGCCACTGTAAGAGATGCATATGTTCAAGTCTTACGCGAACTAGTAATTAATTTTAGTACAGAAGAAGAAAAAAGATTTATAAGCAACTGTAATTTAAGTGATCCATCAGATTTAGATATTGTGCTTCCATTTTTCTTAGAAAAATTAAAACAGGTATGTATTTTTTACAGTGTATCCAGAGAAGAGCCCAAAACCGCACACATACAACATTCACTAAGAGGCACCAACAAAGGGCTAGAAAAACTTATTAAAAAGTTAGTTTTTGATTCTGCGCAGATAGATCTTATAGTCCCTACTGCAATTCCCTGTGTATTTCCCCCACTCTCAGCACTAGCTCGTGATTTCAGCGTTTATGTAGAAGAGCTATATGATTTAGAGGATGCATATTTTAATGTACCCAATAATACAGCGTTTGCCCCTACATCCTCTCTTAGAGCTACCTTAAGTTCTGCTAATATTAACATAGTTTCTTCCAATTTATATTTGAACTTCAAACAAGCAGTTGTTGATGCTATTAACCAGTATCCGTTCTTTCTTCAGTCTTTGGGCACTAATAATTTTATTGTTAATCCTGTATTATCTGGTACAGAATATCAATATTTAAAAAGTAGAGATTTTATTACATACTTAAGCGGTGGCACAGATGATTTAAAAATTAAACTTTCAAAATATCTTGCGCCGAAATATCTTGGAAATAATTTTTATTATCTAAGTACTGGTTCAACAATAACTAATTTTGTTTCTGGTCTTTTGTTTTCAGTTAAGCCACTCTCTGGCGCAGCAACATTAAACTTACTCAATAGACACTACCCATCAACCGCTACTGTGCCTAGTTTAGACACACTGTATACACAGTATCAATTAGGCGGGTTTTTTCTGCCTCAACATCAAGGTCTTCTAATACACAATACACCTTCAAAATATTTTCAAGTTGATAGAGCTGCACTTACCCCTAATACTGTGTATGCGTTTGCCGATCCCTATGTTGCTGGTGGAAGCCCTGATGCTCCAATAACATACATTGTTGATGTTTCTTGGAATAAAAGACCCCGTAGCGATCAATTTGCTTTTGGTGATGTGTTGTCCAACAGTTACAACTCACTATATTACGGGTATGAGAGCCGTGAGCAAGATTTGCAAGTAGATGTTACTGGGCTTTGCAAAACATATGATAATATTCAGTTCTGGGAAGGTCTAAAACAGGAAATATGGTCTGATAGTAAGGTGTGGCCAGGCATTGATCAGGTTGATTTTTACCCATTAGACAGTAGACAATCCTCTTTGCTAGTGAATGATATGACGCCCACTTATTGGGGAAGCGATGTGTATGGTAATGAATATGGCCTTTTAAAGAAAACCAACGCATTTAAGTCTATGTCATCAGTAGCTTACGATGGTAGTATGCTAGACAATAGTGAATCCCTCTTAGCAGCAACACCTAATGTTGTACAAAAGAGCATTTTTGATAAAAAGTACACTACACCTGGCATACTTTATTTTAGAAATAATGTAACTGGTTTAGTGTCTCCGGCCAGTGCAGCCCTTAGTGCAGTATTTTTTAAATACCCTTCATATGTAAAACAGGAACTAAATAGCTCTTTATATTATTTTGGCGTATATTTCGATACATTTATAGCAGAAACAGATAATTATGTAGTAATTGATACTGTAACTTTTGACTTTAAAACTGATGCTGTTGTTATTAATAGCAACCCTGGCACCTTTATAAAGAGATGGACGTTTGATAAAAAATTAGAAAAATTTGCCGGTGAATGGTATTCTGAATCAGAACAAGCTTTGTATTTGTGCTTCCTAACGCTAGATTCAGTTTTATCTGGTTCTAACTATCGACGTCTTTATCCTAAAATATTTAAAACAAAGCTTGCAGATATTAAGCTAACCCAGGTATATCCAAACCCGTCTTCAGATTTAGGTAAAACGTATTCACTAAGCGCTAATTTTAATGACCCGCCTCAAATTGACATGTTTAAAATTGAAGGTGTTAGTTTTAGTAGACTAGAAAAAACTAATTTATTCAATTTGACATATCTTGGGAAAAATCTTAATAGTATTCCCCTGTTCGTCAACGAACAAATACAAAAAAATGACCCGTATTATGATTCTTATGAGCCTGAGTTATTTAAGCCTTACTATTTCAGTTATGATAATAACTATGGTAACCCTTACCTGCCATTTTTCGTAAAGTATGCAGCATCATCCTCTGGTGTCGCAGGGGTTCATTTACCTCAAAGTTTAACTTTTGAAGTAGGTCAACAAAACAAAACTGGTACAACTTATCTTTACTGTGATGGTGTAAAACCTATTCAAATAAATGACATTGGCAAATATATTATACAATTTGATTGGGAATCTTATAACGAGGTAGGGATATTCATAGGGTGTAACTATTACAAAATAAGAAACATTGGTAATGACTTAGTATGGAACGCAGCTTCTCCAAATGCCATAATTCTAGATCAATACGATGAAAAACTACTGGCTACAACATTTGAATTGTTTAGTAGTTTTAGCTTTGAGACATCTGGTGTAGATATATCATACACGGTTAACGCTGGTCACCTTACTCAACCTGTTTCCATAGGCGACACCTCAATTTATGTTGCTTTAGACCTGACCCCTAGCTTGACTGCAGGTAGGCTTAGCGAAAGCGATATTGCCCGGGGTGTACCATATCCGCAAAGATTTGTACCTCCTTCTTCTAACTTTGTCTTAAAAATAGGTAATGTGCTCAACAGTCAAACTCTTTTAATAGAAAGCTTTACCAACAGTACAACGGCCATTGTTACCTTAAGTGCAACATCAGCTTCATTATCTTCGTATGATGTAAATAGTCCTGTTTATTTCTTTAATAATTTTGATACGTTAGTAGATATTGAGTTTCAAAATTTTAGAGGTACAGTTAGTGCCGTGGTAAGCAGACCGGTATACCCCGATCCAAGCATTCTAGCGTTTAACATTACAACAGATATTCCAACGTTTACTGGCATAATTTGCGAGACCGAAGACGCTCTTTACAGAACAATACAAATTATAAAAACAGGACCAGGCAATGGTGTTGTTTTTTCTGACCCGTATTGCATCGATTGTGGAGAAATTTGCGAGGTACCCATTGGTTTTGGCACTGAACTTGCTTTAATAGCCAGTGCCTCTTATTTTAGCGTGTTTGACAGATGGGAAGGGACAATTTGTGGTGATTTTGGTGCAAGTGATTGTATTTTTACAGTCACATCTAGCGCAAGTATAACCGCAGTATTTAACAGAGCAGAAATTGGAACTGTATTAATTACAACACCCGCTAGCAGAGTAGTTGCCACTGATTACAGTCTAGATGTGGTGGGACCTGCTGTAGAAATAGGTGGAAACTACCGTGCCAGTACTATATTAACCTTGTCAGTTCAGGTACCAGTCTCAGGGTGGGAGTGGAGAAAGTGGAGACGTGGCCCTTGTGCAGGGTTTGAACCACCTTGGTGGCAGCCAGATTATCTCTGTACATTTAGAGTGGGCGGCGGGACTCAGTTAATTGAACCTGGTTTTGAGAGATACTTTGATTATCAAGTTTATACTGCAGCTATTCCCGTTTCATCTTCCATTTGGTCTGTGGGAGAAATAGGCTACATTATATCTAATGGTAGCGGTGGAATTGGAAATAAAACAGGGCCTATTAACTGCCCATCCACATGTTATGCAACGTTCACAGGCACACGCGTATTGTCTGCAGGTGGTTCATTTGTATCGCTAACTGCAGTGCCAGATAGGGGATACAGGCTAGTAAAATGGATCGGATCACCCTGTGAAGATAGCGCCGAAAATACTGCCATAGTTGTACCTCAAGGCGGGAAAACAGCCGCCACAAATCCTTGCTCGTTTATTATAACAAACGATGTGAGCGTGTCTGGTTATTTTGATATAGGATACTATACACTAACATTACTTGTGTCAGGCAATGGTGCTGGCAGAATCTATTCAGATCAAAACAGTTTAATTAATTATGAAAATGGTTCTCCGGGCAGTATTTCTGTGTATAACATTCTTAGCGGTACATCCCTAACTATTAGGGCATCTGGCTATTATGGTAATGAAGTGCTTGGAGTTTCCAGCCAATTCTGTGAGCCTAATTTTGCTATAGATTATTGTGATATTACAATAAATGAAGATGTTACTGTAATTGTTGAGCTATCTGTGGCAAGATATTACGATTTATTTGTTAATTTTGATGCTACATGTAACCTTGGTGTATATAGCTCGCCTCAAGGCGTACTCGGAGGTATTAATTGCAGCAATACGTCTTATGCGTGTTCAGCAACATTTGGTGGCGGATCACTGGTTAGATTGTCCGAGTTTAACAACACTGATACTTGCAAAGTTATAGCGTTTGTGGGTGATGGTGTGATATACAGATACACTCAAGGACCTGGCATATTAATTAATACAACCACAGTTCAAATGATAACTGGTGATCAATTGGCCATAATAGATGGTAGTTTAATTCTTACGCCCGAAGGTGCACCGTACTACGGAGGCACAGGGATAACAGTATCACCGTCAGATGCTTTGGTATCAATGACGGACAACCGGTCGGTTTCGGCCATAACTATAGGATAATATGAACACTCCTTTTGATGATAAAAATATTGTAATATGGAATGACCAGCCTTTGGACACATGGAGGGATATTATTGTTAGTTTTGAATATTCAAGATATAATGTAGGTAATTTACCTACTGGCGGATTTGCTGTGGTGTTTTTTGATAGTATAGTAAATCAACCTAGATACGGCGGTCGGGATTACAGTTTAGGGTATGCGCCTAATAGCATTACTGATTATTGCATAAGAGGTGGTTATTTTGGACTAGAAGCCGCGTTCTTGGCTGTTGGATTTGATAATTATGGATATTTTAATCTTAAGCAAACGTACATGGCCGGTATACCTGCATCTGCACACAATATTGAGCCAGCAATAGGCATTCGAGGCGGTGTGATAGAAAGTTACAATTTGCTGCATTCCCAATCACTTACAAAAACAACATCTGCAATAGAAGGAGCAAAAGAATTTACTATTGCGCAAAATGTATCTAACCCGAATCAGATACAAGAAAGAGCTGTTAGAATAATTTTAAGTAAACATGCAACGGAAATAAAGGTACAGGTAAAGGATAAGCTTTCCAATGATGACTTTGTTACTATACTTACATACACCCTACCAGAAAAAGAAAGAACTGCACTGAAAATAGGTCTAACACACACTACAGCTGAAGGCGGAACTATGTTCAATGTAAAGAATATAAATGTTGCTGGATACCCAGGGGAACCTACTCAAAGAAGATTGGCAGCATGTACTCAAACAATTACTAAACCTACCTTGGCCGCACCCAGCATTTTGTCCATGGGTGACGAATATATTACCACGGTAGAACCAGGTAGAATTTTAACTTATACTTCAAATACATATGAGTACTCACTAAAAAATACTTTGTTCAGCGGTGGTGGTATCACTCTTCTTGGTGATGACGGTAAAAATATAATTGCCAAGTATGATGGTAGCTCTACCGTGGCAGTGTTTACCTATCTGGGAGAAAAATTGTACAGAACAGCAAAATTTGTTACTGAGGATAATTCAGAAGCTATTAGCGGGGATATTAAAGATGATACCCTTGTTGTATGTACTGCAGCTTTATCAGGTCGTTCATACATTTACAACTACAGTTTAGATGTAGACAATGTGCCTAGATATGGTACTTGGAGCCTTTATCAAACTATTAACCGTGAAGATATATCACCTATTACGCGTATTAACAGAGGCTACTTAGGTAACAGTGTTCAAATTTCAGATAAACATTTGCTTATAGGTGACAACAACAACAGAGTACATGCATTCTTAAAAAATGAGTTCACTGGCAATTGGACTTACATACAGACACTAACATCGTCACTCTCTGCAGCAACTGCGCCTACAACAGACTTTGGAGCTGCCCTAGCAATAGATGGCAATGATCTGATAATTGGTGCTCCTAATTCAATTAAAGCACAATACATCCAGCCAGGTCAAGGCGAGTGCTACCACTACATCTACGAAGATTCCGCAAAGCAATGGAGATTAATAATGGCACTAGGTAGTTTTTATAACTTGGATACCCCGGGTGGTAATTTTGGTACGTCTGTAAAATTATCCAACAATACATGCGTAATAGGTTCTCCTGGAGAAATATATGTAGTAAATCCTACTATACCTCAGCAATTAATGAATGTAGGAAAAGTTTATGTCTTTCGTAAGACACCCAAGGGGTTGTTTTCACAGGCTGCAGCTATTGTACCTTCAGACAATATAAGAGAAGCAAATATGTATTTTGGGACTGAAGTGAATTTTAAAAATAATGTTATAGCGGTTCTATCGCCCTACGGGTATCCTAATGAAAAATCACGATTACATTTGTTTAGGGCAGATTGCGAATTTGTAGTACCGCCGGTGCAATTGCCAGTACCACCTTGCGCGTTGGTGCTTATCGATGGTACTGGATTTGTTATAGACCTTGTAAACAATAATTATATGGTATCTTATAGTTGTATTTTAGGGTATCCTTTAGGAGATGGCCCATGAGTACCTATTTAAGTGAATTTTTAGTACCTTCAAACGTACAGGAGCTATCAACATATGGTTTTTGCACCTGGTTAGACCATCATATTTTTAAAGATACAAGTCTAAGTCCTACTGGTTACGATTTTACATATCCTCTTACAGCTTATGGTGGCCCTCTTTCCGCCGCATTCATGGAGTATGGTACAGTATCAGGCATACCAAACGTATTTGTTTCAGGCGGTCCGTTGTACGAGATATGTTATCAAGATTTTTGCTACAGAAGCACAGAGGTGCAAGGGCAGTCATTGTTTTGTGTAAGTACAGTTACATTTATATTGACTGCTCTTGACGAAACTGTATCTGAGATTATAAAAATTATGTATGATTTTGGTGATGGCAGCCAAACAGTTATCAACAGCTACGAATTTACAAATCCAACTGCTCCATCGCCTAAAGACTTAATCGTATCACATGAATATTATCCAACAGAAAAAACAATAACTACATATATTGCTTCAGTGAGCGTTTTGTATAACAATTGCTGCATCAATACATACAATTCTAGAATTTCATCTTACAGATGTGGTATATTGGAAATGTACGAGAATGTGAAATTGCTTGATGCAACACAAACAAAAGACTCTTTTAACATCTTAATGGTAATGGAAGATGCAGGTCGAAAACAAATATTTGACACACTACTAGATCTTGACGAACCGATGCCTTACTTATCGGCAATACCAGGAATTATTGAACCTGTGCCAGTTGCGGAACGCGCGGTAGCTAAGAGAACGATTGCACCAAGGTTAAGAAAGAGCCCGGTACGTCCACCTAAACCTTTCTTCTTTTATAGAGCTGGGCCAGGTGTTACCCTTGGCGTAGAGATAGCACAATTAGATTTAGATGAAGCTTTCATACCATTACCTGGTATAAGTCTAGAAGGTGGCTTAGGTGCCCCGTATCTTGGAGGAGACGGAATTACAATCCGAGCTTAAATATTTTATGTTTACTAGCTATTTGACACCCAAGAATTACATTAGCTTGAGTGCGTCATATGTCTATGACAATCAAATAGATTTTCTCACTAAGAGAATATCCGTAGATGGTTATCTAACTACAAGTCACTCACCTGCTTTATCCGGTATTAATGATTTTACTAAAAACAATTATAGCTTGTTGTACGTTACACCGCAAATAAACTTTGACGCTGTAACAAACTTTAGTAGACCCCAGCAAAATAGTAAGAATTATTTCTGCAATTTATATAACAAAGTTAGCGGGGGAGACACAGTTTACTTTACATTTAGTGAAGATGTTGATGACAGTTTACTAAACACCGTAATATTCGATCAATTATTCAATACAACACTTTCTGCTTTGAATGATTTAAATTATTTTAATTTTGATATTACAGATCCGTTTGTTTGTACTGTTTCACACACCCTAGGCAATGATGAGTTTTACTTAGCATTCAATCCTGCTAGTCTGAATATAAATTTTGCTATATTGTCTAGTTTTACAGGCACAACAGATTACAATAGAAAATTCTATTACACATACAATCCTAAAGACCAGTCTATATCTCTACAAGTAAGGATCGCCGGTCAAGCCTACCAGGTAATAAGGGACACAAACACAACAAGATTGACACTATGTACTGTCGATTCAATAGCCTACACTGATACAAGAGGAATTTTCTACCTTACCGCTTTCTATGATCCATCTTTACCAGAAGTAACTATTGACTGGGGTAGTTATGTAAAAACTTTCAACCAAAATAATATTGATATTGATACTAGTAAGAGCTTTTTTAATGTAAAGAATAATTTTCTTTTGCATGCAGAATATTTCAATGTTGCAAAAGAACAAGCAGGCATTACAACAAATATATTACCTTTAAAAACTCAATTGAACATTAGCAATCAACAGGGACGACAGAATGTATTTTTAAATGAAACACCAGTAAACTATAGAAATTATGTGTCTATTTTTAGCGGCAATCGTCAAGAAAAAGGATATGAAAAATTACACTTACAGTACGAATCGTATTCTTATCCATATACATTCATGTCAGGAAAAACTACTTGGTTTCATATGCCTCAAAACATGTACCCATACACAAGGCTTAACATTTCAACGTCTAAATTGGTCGAAGCGGGGGCCGTGGGGGGTGATCACCCTTTAAGAAGTGAAAGGTTATTTAAAAAACTTGGTGAATACCGCTATACTAGCAATCAAGGCGATACAACAGGCGAGACTACCGGACAATGGCTTTGTGCGTGGCTATCAGCTGGTCCAGATATAACCAAAAGACCTGTTTGGATAGATAGGTACTATAATCCTATAGTGTCAACCCCATTTCAAGCTATGGAGGCTGCAGAAGGCAACGTCACATACATACCTTCATATACCTGCTACAATTTGGAATTAGGGGTAGTAGATATACCATCTAGTCTTACATTTGAGCCTGGTGGGTTGTATGCATATTCCCACATTGGAAAGACTGATGCAAATCAAAATATAAAACTTTTGGAGCGATACCAACAGCAAAAAGATTTTGATAGTTATCAGCGGTATGACGGCTTAAAGCTTGATCCACAGAAAGATAGAGATATGTTTAATACATATGAATATGATGGTAGTAGGTTTAGCACCATCGATGTTAGTAATTTCAAATTGGATTTAAACAATTTTACTATAAGCTTCTGGGCCAGTCGAACAGACTGGACCAAGCCTGCTGGGTATCAGTTAGGCGGCAATTATAACGAATATGGCTTAGGAATTTTTAACTACAAGCTTGTAACTCCATTTTTATTCTACTTAAATGGTAGCATAGTAACAGCATTAAACCGAGAATTAGAAATTATTAATAAATTTGATAATTTAAAACCTTTTAATCAAAAACCGCAATTTTTGCTTGTAAGAGATCCATTGAATGCATTTCATGCAATAACTGACTCTTTAACGTTGGGTGAAATTAATTTGCAAGAAACACTTGTAGATGCAGTTACGTCAATGTTTACGGTACCAGTAAAAGATGCTTCCAACGATCAAGAAAATGCGTATGTTTTATTTACCGACAACAGTTTGTCTGGTGTAAATTTGGCATCTAATTTGCCTTTTAACATAGCAATAGATAATATAATTTCTGAAACAGGTGCTTACAGTCAGATTAAAAAAATAGCCAATAAACTGGTCTTAATTGACGGTTCTCAATCGACAGTAAGAAATACAGGTGTGTTTTTCTTGAGCTCAGGCGTCGTGCGTAGGTGGGATACCATCACACAAACTATTACATCCATAGTTGGTTCAAAAACCAATCAAATTGAAGCGTTTAATATAGACAAATTTAATAACACATGGACATCGAGCGGAAATAAGATTACTGTGTATGGGGAATTTCAAAAACAATTACTTACCACAACCCTTACAGCGGGTAATAATTTTACATCTACACCACTAAAAATTCTGGGCATTACATTTATGGAAAATTTTATAAATGGTGATTTGTATACTGATGTTATTGTATCAGCGAGCGGCTCTCAATTCAATAAATTGATTGTTAGTAGATTAAACTACAGTGGCATACAGAACAAAACTGTGATGATTGATACCAACATTAATTTTAATCAAAATCTAGATCCATCTAATCATAGCTTTAATTATGGATACGTGTATGACAAGATTAACGGCAATAATAACTATTCATTTAAAATAAGATTGTATAATCAGTTTGATACCGAAGACATAGAAATTCCCGAGCCCACTGTTAAAGTGCAGGATTTAAATCCTGGGTACCATCATTTTTCTATTGCTGTAAATACCGTCAACGGTTGTGTAAAGTTGTATCTAGATGGTGAATTATACCAAACCGTACAATTTACTCCTAAAAAATATAGCTTCATACCTCTTGTGATAGACACCGTGGTGGTGGGTGCATGCCCATTTTATAGTGGTTTGACCTTATCTAACTTTGTTAAGAAGTCAGCATTAAACACTTATTATTATGTGAAGGATTTAGCTATTCAAAATCTTTATTGGCATAACAAGGAATTAAATTATTTCGACATAGGTATGCTCTACAAGGAAAAACTGCCCCCATCAAGCTTAAGATGGGATGTGCCCGCTGGAAGAAGAAATTATCTAGAGACAGTTTCTAGGTATTTTACACAACACGTTCCTGGCGCCAAGAGTGTACTTTACAACATATATCTTAATGATAACATCATGGATAGCAGTTGCAGAGATTATTTAAAGACGGCTATAATTAAGAAGCTAAAAGATATTACACCAGCATATACTAAATTAAATAATTTAGCATGGGTTACCAATTTGCCTGCACAGAGCGCGGAATATTTGCAACCGTATTTCGCTGGCAACACATTAACTGATGGAGCATTTGATCGATGACAACCTTAGAAAATCTTTTTGATAGATCCCGGTTTGTATACGATAGAATGGTCACAGATAATTTTGCACTACCTAATACGTATGAACAAATTAAAATACAACCTAATGAATTTGCTACAGCCAAAACTTTCAATCAAAAAATAGAAAAGCTATTTGATAATTTAATATATCTGTATGGGCTGTGTAAAGTAGCCAGCTTTAATGTGCCTAAAACGTATGAGGGGTGGATAGGGTATGCTTTTGGAGACATAGAAAATATATTTTTCTATGGGTCTGATTTTACCACCTCATTTGCTAATTCTGTTTTATCTTCTACTTTTTATCAGAGCGAGAGAGGCATTTCATTCTACTCTACAGTTGCTCCAAATACTAATAATATTATTTACACCACAAGAGATTTTATTAGTATACTGTCACTAGATACTCAATATGAAATAACTACAATTATACAGCAAACTAATATTGATCCTCTTTCTGGTTCTTTATGCTTCTCTCAAATAGGAAGCATTGCTGCGTACAAAGATGATATTCTTTATGTTAGCGATACAGTATACAACAATATTTATAGTTACAAATTAAAAGACGTTATCAGCCCTGATTACGTAAAAGCTCAAAAGTTGTTTTTATTATACAACATAGGCGGCATTGGTACGAGTAAAGACAAATTAAAATTTAGTACTATTGGTAAAATGTTAGTAGCCCGGGACAATTTAATTGTTGAGGATCGAGATAATAAATGTTTTAAAGTTTATGACAAAGATTTAAACTGGGTCAATACTTCTGTTGCTACAACATTTTTTAATGCCATTTCCACTATCAACTGCATGGCTTACAGTGAAAAAGATAAAAAGCTATATGCATGTAACAACAGGCAACTTTACTTGCTCGATGTCAACACAGATTTTAGTATAGTATCTTCTGCTCAGTATGAATTAGATGAAATAGCCCCTACGGATAAAGTGATAGATATTAAATTCGCTCATTACGATAAGAATGTATTCTATGTTTTAACACAGAAAACTTTAATTAAAAAATGGATTACTAAGCCAGAAAAAAATATTGGAATTCTACCTTCAGACGGCAATATATTTGGTGGAGATATTTTTCAATGGTTTACTGTTAGTGAGACCACTGATAAAAAATCTGACATTATTGTTACAACATTAAAGTCGACCGACAATTTGCATTATTATGGAGCAGTGTTTAAGGATGATTTAAATCTAGTAACACTATTTAAAAATAAAGCGGAAGTTAACTATTATGATATAGACGATGTAAAAATAAATCCGAATGAGTATAACTCTGCTTGGATTTATAATAAAAGCATAAAAAAGTTTCTTTATAACATGAGTTTATTTGTTAATAACATTGGCTATAGATTTCACTCTGGCGAAAATGTAGTGGGTACCCCTGTCTATTTGTACAAAGGATATAATGATTTTTTTAGAACTAACACGGTGTTCGACACCAACACATTTTCAAATATTTTTATTAATGAAAATTTTCAGGCTGAAACAATTAATAGGTGTTTTAAACTAATTTACGACTATCAGCAGCAAGTCTTGACAGAAATCATTAGCAATGACCCTGTTTTTGTTGATCTGTCTCCAAGAAAACTACCAGGCTTTGAATACAAGTTCTATACAGGAGGTTATTAAAGCTTATTTTGAATAATTATATATATGGCCGGTAACTTCACATTTCATAGCAAGCTTCATAGAGCTAGCCATCATACAGCATCTGGCACTGGATTACCGGATGCTGGGATAGATCCTATTGCATCAGAAGGACAACCATTTCAAGGAATATTTTTTACATTATTGCCTGATACTAATGGCTTTTTAACTATTAAGTCTAATAGTTATCAGTGGTGGTCAGTTTTTACAACTGTAAGCTCTGTCTCTAGTATTTGGGCTCCTACTCTTTCATTATATAATACAGTTAATTCTTTATCAGATAACTGGAATTTAGGATACAACTCCTATTTAAATTACAGCGCTGTAAGTGGGTTTTACTATTCTGCATATACCACAGTTTGTGGGTTTAGTGCCCAATGGAGTTCCCCTGATATTATGTATCTTAGTATTGCACAGGAATATACTGGTACAAAAACGTTTTCTGGCACAACGTTAAGATATACTCAAAATGCAGCAACATATGAAACAGCGACTTACCCAGCAGTAGATTGGGACTTGGATGTAAATCAAGTTACCTTTGTAACCTTAACAGCAAATACTATTTTTAACAATCCATTAAACCAACGTCGCGGGGGGCTGTATACTCTTAATATAATTCAAAGTGCAGGCGGTGACTGCGATGCTTTGTTTAGATCTGCGTATCGGTTTAACAGTACAATAGCACTAACAGGTGTAATAAGTCTGTCCGCAAACTCGAGAACCATTATACATTTTGTCTCTGATGGATATTTGATGTACGGGGACAGAACTTTTTACACATAATGAGCAATTTTTTATTCCACAATAAATTTCACAGATCAAACCATCACACGGTTTCTTCTTTTGATTATACTGATAGTGCTATTGACCCTATTGCATCACAAAATGAACCTTTCAGAGGTATTTTTTATGACGTTAATCGTTTTGATACTACAAGATTAGAAATAGATGTTCGGTATATTCAAACTTTTGCCGGGTTAGATATAACCACATTTAATGGGGCTTCAGCTGTAACTATTGATAGTATTTTCTTACAGCTTACCGGTTCTAATTTAACAAACAGTTATCAATGGTGGTCCACTTATACATATGTGAGACCAAATAGCTCTAGCTTTGGACTGTATCCAACAACATACAATACAACTAACGCGTTAAGCTCTAGCTGGAATTTAGCTTATGATACCTACACAAATAGTAATGCAAATAGTTCCACGTTCAACTCTTATTCAATAACAACCAGCGCGTTAAGTGCTAGCTGGCCATTCTTAAACAGTGCACTTCGCATCCCACATTCTCAGTCAAATACTAGGGCAAAAGTATTTACATGTACTAATTTAAATTTTGTATCTAACTCTGCGTATTGGAGCTTAAGTTCAATGCAAGTCGCTTTTGCATACATTACAGGAGGCACAATAGTAAAAAATATTGAGCCTGTAGAAGATAAAAAACGTGGAGGTATTTACACTCTAATTTTACAGCAAGACGGTTTTGGTAGCCACTGGGTAGAGTTTGAAGGCGATTATGTGTTTGCTGTACCACTATCAGCAAGCGCACTAGACACAGATACAGAGATTGTATCTTTGACAGCACTCAGTGTTACAGTTATTAGATTTGTATGTGATGGTGATAAACTTTACGGTAAACCATCACAATATTTTTATCAAAGAGATGCTATACATACATATTTTCAGGGTGATGGTATTCGTATTAGTCCAAACCCTGCAGAATTGTATATACAAGAACAGTTTACACCTGTTGGCGGCATAGCTGTACAAGGGTTTGTACTGCCACTGGTACCATATACGGAAGGTGTTGGAATCACAATATTATCAGGAGTCCCAGGGACTTAAGAATAACTATATTATATGATGGTATGTAGTGATGTTGAACCGGTGAGTGCTTTTTATAGCACCAATTTGCAATCTAAAATACAAAGTTATGAAAGATTAGGTCAACGCATTTGTAGGGCGTTAGGGGCTCCGTTAGTTAACATTGAAGTTCATTCTGATCAATTAAACGAATTTATAGGTATAGCATGTGAAATGTTTACAAAGTTTGCTGGCTACACACAAGAATATCTCGTATTTGATAGCGATTTGTACGAGAAAGAAAAAGGAGGTTTGCGATTGGATGTTTTGTTTAGTCTCACCAAGGATTTTAACTTTAGATCAAAATTTAAAAATGTTTCAAAATCAATAAAGGACTTATATTCTATAGGCAAAATGGTAATAGGAGAGACAGACAGCCCTTACTTATTTCAAGTCATAGATCAAACCCAGCCGGACACTTTAGAGCTGTTGAATAGTTATGATTATCTGATAGGTGACTACAGACGCGTCATAGATGTAATTGATTTTGAAGAAGGCAGTTCTGATGGTATTAATACTCTTTTCACAATTGAACAATCACTTGCACAGCAAACATATTTTAGCTACTCACTTGGTAATTATGGTTTTGATTTGATTAGCTGGTACACTTTAAAAAATTGGCTTGATACACGTGAAAAGGTTTTAGCGTTAAGACGGGATGTTCGGTTTGATCCAAGATCTCAATACATGCAAATGTTTCCTGCCCCAAGTAATACACATTTTTATGGAATTGTAACGTGTTATGTTGAGCGCCCGTTGGTTGATATTATCAAAGAGCCTTGGGTTTATCAGTATGCATTAGCACTGACAAAAATAGCCATTGGGCAAGTTCGTGGCAAGTATGCAGGTACACAGCTTTTTGGCGGTGGTACAATAAATGCTTCTATTTTAGAAGATGGCAAAACCGAAAAAGCTGAACTGGAGAAAAAATTGTACGAGAGTGCTCCTGGACTTGGTGATGCAGCACCTCCAGAATTTTTTGTTGGCTGATGAAGTTGCAGCTTAAGAATAGTAAATTTGTACAAGGCATTTTCAAACCCACACATACTGAAAAGTATAAGGGTCATGATTTACCAAGATATTTGAGCAGTTGGGAATTAAAATTGTTTAGATGGTGTGATACCAATCCAAACGTATTAGAGTGGGGGAGTGAAAATGTTGTAATAAATTACACAAGTCCTATTGATAACAAACCTCACAAATATATTGTCGACGCCTATGTCAAATTAAAGACAGCCACTGGTGTAAAAAAGTTCTTAGTTGAAATAAAACCGTACAAACAAACAGTTGCGCCTGAACAAACCAGTAATAAACATAAAAAGACTATGGTGTACGAACAACTTACATACATACAGAACATGGCAAAATGGGAAGCTGCAAAAAAATGGTGCAAAGAGAGAGGTATTGAATTTACTATTATAACCGAGAAAGAACTAAGAAAATAGCTTCTAAATCTATTAAATAATAATATGGCATTACGTCTATTAGTTGAAACCCCTGCATCGGATGATCAGTTTGAATACGTTGTGGAGGAAAAAAGCGGTAATCAACCCAGCACAATGTATATTAAAGGTCCTTACATGCAATGTGAGGAAGTCAATAAGAATAAAAGAATTTATGATTCTAGTGAAATGGACAAAGAAGTTAGACGTTACATAAGTGAGATGGTGAAAACAAACAGGTCCATGGGTGAATTAAATCATCCCACTGCAGCAGAAGTAAATCTTGAA